TTATCTATGATTTCTGTAAAATTAGTATCTTTTTCATATTCTATATCATTATTATTATTATTATTATTATTATTATTATTATTATTATTATTATTATTATTTTCATATTCTATATCATTATTGATATTACTATTATTGTTATTACTATTATTATTATTTATAGTAATATTATTTTTGGGATAATTATTATTTCTAATGTAATCATCAGTATCATTATTTTCTAATACTATTTTTATCCTTCTATTTTCTTGATTTTTTTGAGTTTTATTTAGTTGATTATAAGTTGGTTTATTTCCATTTTTTAAACAACCATAACTTGGTTGACTGTTATTTAAATTATTTGGTAATTCCATTTTAATTTCTAATGATGAATTATTTTTTGATGTCATTTTTCTTTTTTTTTCTTTATTTTTTTTTGCTAAATCTTGCAAAAAATTGAGGGATGTATTAAATTCTCGTTCAAAATCACTATTTTCAAATTTATGTTCTTCAAAAATATTTGTATTTATTATATTTGTTTCTTTTTTTTCTTCTATAATTTTTTCTTGTTCTTTATTTTTTTGATAATCTTTTACTTTTTTCATTAATTCTTTTTTAACTTTATTTGTTTTTGATGAATTTTCTTCATCTATTATTGGTTTAACTTTTTGTGTTTTTTCTTTTTTGTTTTTTTTACCGTTCAAAGAAAATAATTCTGGATTAATTTTTAGTGTTCTTTTAGTATCAGACATATTTATATAAATAAATTATTAATATATACTTTTTTTTACTCAAAAATAAATTATAAATATTATTTTATATAATTTATTTTTTTTTAAATAACTAAATTCTAAAAAAATTGATTTTAAAATTTATAAAACATATTTAAAAACATAAACTTAGATATTAAGTAACATGAATGATGATAATAATAATAATGATGGATGCGAAAAAAAATTTGAATTTAATGATGAATCAATTCCATGGTCTATTATTGAATCATATTTCAGAAATAAACATTTAAAGCAATTAGTTAAACATCAACTAGAATCATATAATTATTTTATATCAAGTCAAATAGAAAATACAATTTCTATGTTTAATCCGGTACATATTTGTAGTGAAAATGATTTTGTAAAAGAACATAATCTTTATAGATTAGAAATGTTTGTAAATTTTGAAAATTTTAATATATATAGACCACAAATTTATGAAAATAATGGTGCTACTAAAATTTTATTTCCACAAGAGGCTCGTTTAAGAAATTTTACATATTCTAGTGCCATGACTGTAGATTTAAATATTAAATGTATTGTACGAAATGGTGAAAATTATAAAAATGTTTTAAATTATGACAAAATTATTAAACGTGTTAATATTGGAAAAATACCTATTATGTTAAAATCAAATATTTGTGTTTTATCTCAGTATAAACATTTAGATGTTAATAAAACTGGAGAATGTAAAATGGATCCAGGTGGATATTTTATTATTAATGGTTCGGAAAAAACATGTATAGGTCAAGAACGTGCAGCAGAAAATCAAATTTATTGTTTTAATGTATCTAAAAATAATACAAAATGGTCTTATATGGCAGAATTAAAATCTATTCCTGATTGGAAATTTATTTCACCAAAACAAATAAATATTATGATTTCTTCAAAAAATAATGGTTTTGGATATGCTCTTTATTTACAAATCCCTCGTCTTAAAAACCCTATTCCATTATTTATTATTTTCCGTGCTTTCAATATTATTAGTGATAAAGATATTTGTCAAAAAATTCTTCTTGATATTGATAAAAAAAATAATAAAAAAATGTTATATGCTCTTCAAGCATCTATTGTTGATTCAAATAGTGTAATGTCTTATAATGATGCTATTCGGTATATTACTGGAAATGTTATTTATACTCCATTAAATGTTGATAAAGAAACAGGTAGTAAAAAAAAGAATGAATTTGCATTAGAAGTTATTAATAATGATATATTTCCACACTGTAAAACAAATACACAAAAAATTTATATGCTTGGTTATATGACAAATATTCTTTTACAAACATCTTTTGGATGGATTGAAGAATCTAATCGAGATTCATATGTAAATAAACGCATTGATTTAACTGGAAGTCTTTTAAATAATTTATTTAGAAATTATTTTAATAAACTTGTTAAAGACTTACAAAAACAGGTAACACGTGAAATAAATAATGGATCTTGGAAATCAAATGAAGATTATGATAATATTATTAATAGTACAAATATTTATAAAATAATTAAATCAACGACTATTGAAAATGGAATTAAACGTGCTCTTGCTACTGGTGATTTTGGAATTAAACAAATTAATAGTAATAAAGTAGGTGTTGCACAAGTTTTAAATAGATTGACTTATATTTCAAGTGTAAGTCATTTACGAAGAATTAATACACCAATTGATAAAAGCGGAAAATTAGTACCTCCTAGACGTCTTCATAATTCTTCTTGGGGATTTCTTTGTCCTGCTGAAACTCCTGAAGGTGCTAGTGTTGGTATTGTTAAAAATATGAGTTATATGTGTCATATTACAATTCCATCAAATAGTTCTGGTCTTTATGATTATACTTTACCATTAATTAGTTCTATTGATGATTATTTTGATAAACCCAATGAATTATATGATATTGTTAAAGTATTTATTAACGGTTGTTGGGTTGGCGTAACAAATGAACCAATTAATGTATATAATAATTTAAAAGATAAAAAATATAAAGGAATTATTAATATTTATACTTCAATCATCTTTGATTGTAAACTTAAAGAAATTAAAATATGCAATGATGCTGGTAGATTATCTCGTCCTCTTTTAAAAATTGTAAATAATAATATTATTTATAATACTTTAAATAAAAAAGAAATATTTACAAAACTTGATAGTGGAGAATATGATTTTAATGATTTATTATATTCTGGTAAAATTGGAGAATCTATTTTAGAATATTTAGATTCATATGAACAAAATAACGCAATGATTGCTATGAAACCAAATGTTTTAAATGAAAAAACCGATAAATATATTTATAAATATAGTCATTGTGAAATTCATCCTAGTACAATATTTGGAGTTTTAGCATCTTGTATTCCATTTCCTGAAAATAATCAATCGCCTAGAAATACATATCAATCGGCAATGGGTAAACAAGCAATTGGTATGTATGTCACTAATTTTGATAATAGAATGGATAAAACAGCATATGTTTTAAGTTATCCAATGCGGCCACTCGTAGATACTCGTTTAATGAATATTATTAAATTAAATAATATTCCATCTGGAGAACAAGTAATTGTTGCTATTGCTAGTCATACTGGATATAATCAGGAAGATAGTATTTTATTTAATAAATCATCTATTGATCGTGGTCTATTTTTAGCTACTATTTATCATACAGAAAAAGATGAAGATAAAAAAATATTTGGTAATGAAGAAATTCGCTGTAAACCAGATAAAACAAAAACAAAAAATATGAAATTTGCTAATTATGATAAAGTTAATAATGATGGTGTAATTCCTGAAAATACTGTTGTTAATGATAAAGATGTTATTATTGCAAAAGTTTTACCAATTAAAGAAAATAAAAATGACTATACAAAAACAATTAAATATATAGATGAAAGTCATATTTATAGAACACATGAAGAAACATATATTGATAAAAATTATATTGATTGTAATGGTGATGGTTATAATTTTTGTAAAGTACGAGTTCGTAATTATCGCAAACCCGTAATTGGTGATAAGTTTTCTAGTCGACATGGACAAAAAGGAACCATTGGTAATATTATTCCAGAAGAAAATATGCCATTTACTGCTGATGGGTTAAAACCGGATATTATTATTAACCCTCATGCTATTCCTAGTCGTATGACTATTGCACAACTTAAAGAAACTCTTTTAGGAAAAGTTCTATTACAACTTGGACTATTTGGTGATGGAACTAGTTTTTGTGAATTTAAAATAGAAACAATTATTGAAGAATTACAAAAAGTTGGTTATGAATCTAAAGGTAATGAAATTATGTATAATGGTCTCACGGGTGAGCAATTAGAAAGTAGCATATTTATTGGTCCTGCATTTTATCAGAGACTTAAACACATGGTAAATGATAAACAACATTCTCGTAGTATTGGTCCAATGGTTAATCTTACACGTCAACCAGCAGAAGGAAGAGCACGAGATGGTGGTCTTCGTTTTGGAGAAATGGAAAGAGATTGCATGGTTTCACATGGTGCATCACGATTTACAAAAGGTAGACTTTATGATGCATCGGATACATTTAGTGTTCATATTTGTAATAAGTGTGGAATGATTGCTTGTTTTAATAATAAAGAACATATTCATATTTGTAATACTTGTGAAAATAGAACCGATTTTAAATATGTAGAAATTCCTTATTCTTGTAAATTATTATTTCAAGAATTATTAACAATGAATATTGCACCACGAATTATGTGTGAATAAACTATTTAGTAGTTTATTACAGATTAGATAAAAATATTAAAATTTATAATATATAAATAAAATAAATTTATTTTTTTATAAAAATAATATATTATAATATATTAAAATGTCATTTACAGAACATAAACAATTAGGCGGTGGCGAAAAAGGATATCAACCAAAATTAATCGGACATGCTGTTAATGGAGGAGAACGTGCTGCTAATCGTGGGCAATTAAGAAGAGCATTTGGTAATATGTATAATACAGGTTTAAAAACTTCACCTGCATTATTTAAAAATAATATTTTAGGTCCATTTAGAAGTGCATTTAATGCAGGCGATGTTGTTACTAACAATATTGTATCTACTCATTCAAAATACGGAAAATTATCAAATCAAGTAGGTGGAAATAATTTATCTAGATTACAAACACCAAGTGATGGTAATTCTTTCCAAAATGGTAAGGCTATGTTTTCCGGAAATCCTCGCTATGTTTATGATGGATCCGATTATGCTAGATTTAAAAAATTAAATGCTATTAATAAAAATTATAATGATTTCACGCATGGAGGTGCTAGCAATAACGCAACTCAACATGCTTTTAGAAAAGTTAGAATACATTAAATATTAAATAATTATTTAGTAAAAACTTATTTATAATAATATTTATATAGTATTATTATAAATGGCAAGAAAAAAGAATTCTGATAAAGTTAAAGAAACAAATGAAAATTCTGAAGTATTACCAGAATCACCAATTAATATTAAAGATGAACCTGTAGTTGAACCCGCGTCTGTGGTTGAACCAACACCTGTAGTTGAACCTGAACCTGTAGTTGAACCTGAACCTGTAGTTGAACCTGTGCCTGTAGTTGAACCTGAACCTGTAGTTGAACCTGAACCTGTAGTTGAACCTGTAGTTGAACCTGTGCCTGTAGTTGAACCTGAACCTGTAGTTGAACCTGCGCCTGTAGTTGAACCAAAACCAGTTGTTCAACCTGTTCCTGTAGTTGAAGTAAAAAAACCATTGCAAAAATCAATTAATAGAAGAGGTGCCACTATGCCTATGTTTTTAGGAAGAAGATAATTTAATAATTTTATATATTTATAATTCTTTTAAAATATATAAAATATTTTTAAATATATAATGACTACTATAAATATTTCAAAATCTATGCCTAGTATGGTAAGTGGAAGTGAAGATAGAGGAAATACTTTTATTTTGGGAAGAAAAGCATTTTTTAATTTTAATAATCAACCTTATAGTAGAAATGTTGATTATAGTGCTGTAAAAAATAAAGTATCCAGTAATATTTATGCAAAACCATTAGTAAATCAAAGCGGTGATTTAAGAGCACAAAAATTACGTTTAATTGCTGCTGGTTCAGGTTCGTCTAGATTAAAAGACTCAAATGATAAAGTAAGTTATTCGGAAACAAATGGTAACAAAAATTTTGTAAACAATGCTTTAACACGTGTTAGAGGTACTGGTGGAGGCAGACCAAAATATTACAAAAGATCATGAATTTGATTTAATATTTTGTAAATATTCTAGATTTATTGACTCATATACGTGGTTGTGCAAAATATAAGGCAACTTTAAAGAAAGAGAAACCAGAAAATAATGAAATTTGTATAGAGACAGAGTAAAAATATTTAAGTCATGGCTTCGCCATTAGCCACTTTAGTGGCGACTTAAATATTTTTAATTAAAAAAAGAAAAGAAAAAAAATTTTACAATGGTTTGGAAATCAGAATTGAAATAAAATATTTAGTTATATTATAATGCCAAAAATTTCCAAAAAAATGTTTGGAGGTGCTCCAGAAAATAAATATATTATAACTTGGAAAAAGATTTTAGATAAAGAACAAAGCATAGGTAGTAAGATTACTGATATTGATACACTAAAAAAATATTTTCCTAATAGCGAAGAAGTTCACATTTCAAAAACATTTGACGGAACTTTTCCTTATATCACCTTAGAAGCCTACAAAAAATTAATTAGTGAAAGGGGATTTAATCCAATTAAAAATAAACAATTAGTAAGAAATAATAAATGTGTCCGATTGGATGGAAGTGATCCTAATAGTTCATTCATTGGGATTCCCCCTCCAGATTTAGGTAAGTATTCTAGTTATCAAACTAGATTCATAAATGGAAAGGACAGAAATATTTATCATCAAAGAGAATCTGTTGAAGGACTTACTCCAGATAATATATCTTGGGAAGTTGATTTCTCTAAATATAAACCGAAAAAATTTCCTGATCCTGGAATTAGTCCAAATCAATATAAATCACCAGGAGAATTAGTGGGATACGCAGATTTTGCAAATCCAGATGATCAATTAAATCATGGAGATAAGTTAGATAAATTTCCTAATCCTAGATTTAGTTATGAAAATTATATTTTAGTTGATGATACACAAGGTAATAAATATCCATTAAATCCTATGGGTCGTACTGGATTAATAGGTAGAGGTATTTTAGGAAATTGGGGATGTAATTTAGCAGTTGATCCCTTAGTTATGTTTTTTAACGAGCATGATCAGTTATGTATGACCTTAGTTCAAAGACCTGATACTGGAGAATGGGCTATACCAGGTGGAATGAGATTAAGTATTACTCAGGACAGTACAACTGTATTATATAAAGAGTTTTTGGAAGAATGTGGGGGAGCTGGAGAAGTTGAAGAAGTAGAAACTGGAAATCCAAATATAGACTTACCGCCACTTGAAAAAGTGGTGGAAAGAGAAAACCCAGGATTTTTAACATTAGCTCGAAATATATTTGGAATAGTTCCTCCAAGTACTCCTGGAGGAAACTACATGTTTAAACCAAGTTTAGGAGAGGTAATATATACAGGATATGTTGATGATCCTCGGAACACTGATAATTGTTGGATGGAAACAATAGCTAAATTATTTTTTATAGGACCTGATCTATTAGAACGATATGGAGGAGCGCCGCCGACAAAAGAGAACTCAGCTGGTGAAAAACCTAAAAATATAGTCCTTACACCTGAAGGTATCAAAAACTTATATGCTAGTCATACATTATTAGTAAAATTGGCACTCAAGAATATCTTGGTTAAACATATAGATAGATTAAACAAAGATCAACATGAATACCTTTTATCTTTATTAGTAAAAATAGATAAAAAAGAATCTCTTGAATTTATACAATCTCTAAATATGAAGATGCGTTTGGAAAACAAGGGTTTTGAAAATGCAGAGTTAACTGAGGAAAAAGCATTTTTAGAAAAACGTATGGAGGAATTAGATAAGGAACAAGAATTATTAAAAAGCAGACACGCCGCGTCCAAGAAAAAGGTGGTGGCCGGCGGCAATAAAAATTATCACGGTAAAAGAAGAAAATCAAAAAAAGTAAGAAAACCAACAAAAAGAAGAAGACCAACAAAAAGAAGAAGACCAACAAAAAGAAGAAGACCAACAAAAAGAAGAAGACCAACAAGAAGAAGATAAATTAATTCTTTAATTTTATTTTGATTATTACATAAATAAAATTAAAAATATAAATAATTTTAAAATATTTGAGAGAAAACCTACTATGTTCAATAATCTCTCAAAATATCAAAAATAAATATAAGTTTTCAATATTTTATCTGAAGTCTGAAATAAATTCTGAGTGCTAACGCGCGAAATTAGTGACAACATAAATAAAAATATATAAAATATTTGTTATGATATAAGATAATAAATATATTAAAAGTATAAAAAACTAATTTATAATTTATTGTTAAATATTTTTACTAAAATTTATATTTTATATTATGTAAAATGGTAAGAAATAATTTTAAATTAAATTTTGAGAGAAATATATTATATTAATATAAAAATCTAAAAATCTAAAAATCTAAAAGAAGATAAATAAATATATTTAAACAATTTAAAATTATTTTTTTATTTTGTATTAGTTAAAAAAATAATTTATTATGACATTAGCAGAGGATTATTTTAAATATGTTGAAGAATTTACTGCCTCACATGGAAAAAAAACTATTGTTTTAATTCAAGTTGGAAGTTTTTATGAAGTTTACGGTATTTTAAACAATGATGGTAGCAATACTTATAGAGGAGCATTATTAAAAGAATTTGCAACTATTAATGATATGGTTATTGCACCAAAAAATATGTGTGTAGGAAAAGAAGATATTTATATGGCGGGTTTTGGGCTTCCTCAATTAGATAAATATGTTAAACGTCTTTTAGAACATGGATATACAGTGCCGGTAATTGTACAAGATATTCAAGGTAAAAATACAACACGTAGTTTAGCATGTATTTATTCACCTGGAACATATTTTAATAATAATGATATCAATGATTCATTTGAGGATTCAAATAATAATCCCAATAATGGTTTAAGTAATAATACTATTTGTATTTGGGCTAATTTAACAAATAGTTCAATGTTAAATAAAGAACCATTTTTAACTATTGGATTAAGTATTATTGATATTTTAACAGGAAAATTAATTAATTATGAATATAGTCATCCTTATATTGATAGCCCAACTGTTTATGATGAATTAGAGAAATATATTGCAATTTATAACCCTTCAGAAACAATTATTATTACTAATAATACTAAAGATTATGATGGTAAATATATTGATGTATTAATTAATTATGCAAACATACATTCTGATAAATTTCACAAAGTTTATTTACATGGTAGTGGAGAGAAAGGTGAAAAAAATAAACAAGAAAAAAGAGAGATTAATAAAGAATACAATAAAGAATTTGAGAATATTGCATTAAATTATGAAAAACAGAAATTTCAAGAAGGATTAATTGATAAAATATATGGAATTGGATCATATTTAGAAAAACATGAATTTAGAGATTATCCATTTGCCAATCAAAGTCTATGTTTTTTATTAGATTTTATTTATAAACATAATCCTTCATTAGTAAAAGATATAGATTATCCACTATTTGAAAATCATAGTAATAAATTAGTATTAGCGAATCATTCTCTCAAACAATTAAATATTATTAGTGATCAACGTTATAATGGTAAGTTAAGTTGTGTGGCTAATTTATTAAATAATTGTATTACAAATGGAGGTAAACGAAAGTTTAATTATGAATTATTACATCCTATTAATGATGTTGAAGAATTAAATAGAAGTTATAATGTGGTAGAACATTTATTAAACACTAATTTTTATAAAAATATTCGTAATGATTTAAATGATGTGAGAGATATTGAAAAAATAGAAAGAAAATTAGTTTTAAAATGTATAAATCCTAAAGATTTTTTTGTATTATTTAATAATCTCTCTAAAATTAAAATTTTATTTCAAAAAATTAATGATTTAAAAGAAAATAATCAACTAAATCAATATTTAAAATATTATATTAATTTTGATATTTCTGAATATTCTACTATTATTATGAATTTTATAGAAGAACATTTTGATTTGAATAAAGCAAATAATGTTGTTATTGAAAAACTAGCAAATTATGATTTAGAGAGATTAGGATTTATTAATAAAAAATTTAGTAAAAAATTAAACAATTTATTCAAAAATAGCGTAGATTGTAGAGAACAATTAAATGCAATCTCTCATTTTTTATCAGGAATTGTTGGTGATTATGAAAAACCAAAAAATCAAAATAATAAAAGTAAAAAACCTACAAAAAATACAAATAATAATGATGAAAATAGTGTTGATTATGTAAAAATTCATGAAACAAGTAAAAGCGATCCTATTTTACTAATTACAAAAAGAAGAGGTTTAATATTAAAAGAAATTATTGATAAAATTATTAAAACAAGTGGAGAGAATTATGAAATTCCATATATTTCAACATATAGTGGAACAGAAGAAAAAATAATTTTAAATCTATCTTCTCTCGAATTTAAAAATCATGGATCAAATAATTCTAACTCTATTATTGTTAATAATCAAATTAATGAAATTAGTCATACAATTCATAATTCAAAGGATATTTTAATAGAAGCAATTGCAGAAAATTATAGTATTATTGTAGAAAAATTCAAAAATTTAAATAAAATTAATAATAATTTATCCATCATCTCTCGTTTTATTTCATTGATTGATGTATGTCATTGCAAAGCATATAATGCTAATAAATATAATTATTGCAAACCAAAAATTTTTAATCAAGAATATAATTCTACTTCAGAATTCTCTCAAAAACAAGAATATAATTCTACTTCAGAATTCTCTCAAAAACAAGAATATAAATCATATGTTTCTTTTAAAAAGATGCGTCATTGCTTAATTGAACATATTAATAATAAAGAATTATATGTTACTAATGATTTAACAATTGGTAGTATTATAAATGGAATGTTATTATATGGTACAAATGCAGTAGGAAAAACTAGTTTTATTAAATCAATTGGTATATCAATTATTTTAGCACAATCTGGTATGTATGTGCCATGTGAAGAATTTACTTATTATCCCTATAATTATTTATTTACACGAATTCTTGGAAATGATAATATTTTTAAAGGTCTCTCAACATTTGCTGTTGAAATGTGTGAACTTAGAACTATATTAAAAAATGCAACAAAAAATAGTATTATTTTAGGAGATGAATTATGTAGTGGAACTGAAAGTACATCAGCATTAAGTATTTTTATGTCTAGTTTAGAGAGATTACATAATATAGAAAGTACATTTTTATTTGCTACACATTTTCATGAAATTTTAGAATATGATGAATTAAAAGAATTAGACAAATTAAAAACATATCATATGACTGTTTTATATGATAAATCTAGTAAATCTTTAATTTATGACAGAAAATTGAGAGAAGGACCAGGTGAATCTATGTATGGACTAGAAGTTTGTAAATCATTAGATTTACCTGAAGATTTTATTGAAAGATCATATAATATAAGAAATAAATATTTAAAAAATAAAGGAAAAGTTATTAATACAAAAACTAGTCGTTATAATTCAAAAAAAAGACTAGGAGAATTATGTGAAATTTGTAAAATTAATAATAGTAGTGAAGTACATCACTTGCAATTTCAAAAAAATGCATCTCCAGAAGGAATAATAAATAATGAATTTCATAAAAATCATAAAGCAAATTTAATTAATATTTGTGAAGATTGTCATAATAAAATTCATAATAATAATATTGAATATCAAATTAAAAAAACTACAAAAGGTTATAAATTAATTGAAATATGTTAATAGTTTTTTAAAAATATATTTTTACAGAATTAACTATTTTTATTAATATAATATAAAAATTAATAAAAATGAATACAAATAAAATTAAAATATATATATTAACTTTAGCAGGAGTTTTAACAATATTAGGTCAGTTATTATTATTATTAGTTCCCGATATTAGATATTATTCATTAAATATTTTAGTTTTTGCATATATTTTATGGTGTATAGCATTCTTTTTATATATTCAAAATATTGAAAATAATAATTCTTTTCATATGAGATTATCCGCTGTATTTGTATTATTATTATTTTATTTATGTCAAGTACTATGGATTATATATAATTATAATTTTATTGATAAAAAAGATAAAAAAAGTAAAGAATATGAAGATCCTAAATATTTAGTAGAAAAAACATCATTAGGAGCCGCTCTTGCTGCATCTATAATGTTTGTTTTATCTACAATATATCCAAACTTTTCTTTTAAATCATGTTATGGATTAATTGGATCTTTATCTTTATTAAGTGCTGCAATTATTTCATTATTTAAATCAATAAATCAACATATGACCGTAGCAATAGGAATGATTTTAATATTAATCCAAGCTTGGATTAATAATATATACTAGTTAATTTTTTATAGAGTATTTATTGATTGTTTTATTTTTTTTACACGCGGTAATTTAATACCCAGTATTTTTTCAATATTTGCAATTTGTAAATTAGTTGGAATTTCTTTATTATTTTCCCAACGACTAAGAATTTGCTGATTTACACCAATAATATTTGCTAATTCTTTTTGGTTTTTTCCTTTAGTTGTTCTTGCTTGAGAAATTAACTTTCCAAGATCTTTAGGTGCTTCAATTTTGACTTCTTCTGGATTTAATACTTTATTACTATGTATTTTTTTTGCCTCTTCATTTTTTTTTGCATTTAATTTATTATTAAATGTAATACTATTCCAATCTTGATGTTCCATAATAAATATACTTAATATATATTATTTTAAATTTTTAAATTAATATATATATTATATAATACATAATACATAAAAAAATGGATCATCAAGATTATAGTAGTATGAAAAGAACACAATTACAAGAATTAGCTAAACAAAATGGTATAAAAGCAAATAAAAAAAGTCAAGAAATAATAAAAGAATTGATTGAAATAGAAAAAAAAGTAACACCAATAGAAAATAAAACAGAAATTCCATTTTTACCACCTGAACTAGTAAGAAAAATTTTTACAAAAAAAATTAAATTAGAAGCATTGGATAAGAATATTAAAATTATTAAAATGATTAAAAAAGCAATGAATATTAACAATTATTTAAATTCAGACCGAAATATAAATTTTAGTCAGTATAATAAAGCGTCTAATATAAATATTTATTATGATGATTTTTTTTATATAAATGATATAAATTATTTAAAAATTATTAAAAAACTAAAAATTGGTTATGATGATAGCGAAGATATAATTCAAATAAAAATAGAACCCCTAATAATTGAAATTATAACAATTCTTGAATTATATACATTTCTTTTAGAAAATGTTGAAGAATTATATAGTTTATATTATGAAAATGGATATGATGAAAATGATGATGAAGAAACAATTAGAGAAAGCAAATATTACTTTGATGAAATAAAAAATAGAGAAATGACTTGGTATGATGATAAATATCAAAACTCGATATATAAAAAAATAAATCTATTAAATAACAAAATTAAAGAATTAAAAAAATTTGGATTTGTGGTAAATAAAATATATATTAAAAAAATAAATGATTTAATTGATAAAATAAATAATGATCCAAATAATATAAAAAAAATAACAGTATTTTTAAAAATATATAAAGTTTCAACATCAAATACCAGTTCAAACTCAAATTCTTCAACAAGAAAAAAAAGTAAATAATTTATAAAAATAATTTATATAAAATATTTTTATACTATAAATGAATAATAATAATATAAAAGTAAAACAAAAAATAAGAGAATTAAAAAAACAAAAAAAAGATTTGGATAATTCTGCTACAAAAGCAGCATATAGATTTATAAGCAAACAAATATTAAACAGAAATGCAAAAGGATATAAAAAATCAAAAAAATATAAAAAATCAAAAAAATATAAAAAATCAAAAAAATATAAAAAATCAAAAAAAAATATAAAAAAAATTATAAATTTAAGAAAATCAAGAAAATCAAGAAAATTTAGAAAATTTAGAAAATAAATATAATAATTTATAAAAATATTATATTTATATATAAATATATGTTAGCAAAAAATATGAGCAATGTATTACCAGTTATTGGAATGGTTTTATTTTTGGTAGTATTAAGTATGATGGCAATAAGTTATTTTGGTGTAAATATGAATGTCACTGATGGTGTTAGAAATTTAAACAGAAGCGCAACATTTGAAGGAATGAAAAATAAAAAAGAAAAAGAAGAAGAAGTTAGTGAATCATCAAATTTAATGGAATAAATTTGTAAATTTATTAAAATTGATATAATATTTTAAAATAATTTAATTAAATATTATATATTATTAATAATTAAATATGATTATACCTGTAAAATGTTTTACATGTGGAAAAGTATTAGGAAATAAATATCGTTATTATGTTCGTGAAGTTCAAAAAAAAAAAATAAATAAAGATATTAATGTTGAAAAAGTACAATATTTAACAAAAGATTATATTGATAAAACTCCCGAAGGAGAAGTTATGGATCAATTAAAATTAACAAAATATTGTTGTAGACGTCACATATTAACACATGTTGATATTGAATAATTTTATTAATATTATTTAACAAATATAAATATTTTAATAATATTTTTTTTACTATTATATTTGAATATATATAATGGCAACAAAAAAAAAAATATTAAGAAGAAATAAAAAAACAAGAAGAAAACAAAATAAAATTAGATTTATTAAAAAAAATAATATAAAATTAAAAATTAAAAATTTAGGAAAAACAAAAAGAAGAAATAAAAAAATACAATATGGTTGTAGTGTTAAAAATATGAAAGGTGGAGATGCAACATTAAATCCTTTATCAGAAGTTATAAATAAGGTAGAGTATAGTTTTGGATCATTAGGAGGCACATTACATGGTGAAAATACAAATAATTTATTTACAAATTATAATAATTATCCATAAATTTATTATATAATTATATAATAAATATGGCAAAATATTTTGATAAATATTTAAAAGATTTTAAAAATTTATGTACTCCAGCATTTGTATATTTATTTATATCAGTTTTAGCATTTATAGTAATTGCTATTCAAAATTTTGGAAATACTACAAAATATTGTATAGGTCAATTTGAATGTTATTTACCAAATACATTTATTATGTTTGTATTTAAGGCAATATATATATTATTTTGGACTTTTGTATTAAATTCATTATGTAAAGCAGGATATAGAGAAATTTCATGGTTTATAGTTTTATTACCAATAATATTATTGTTTATTATTTTAGGTTTAGTTATTGTAACATATACAAAAGGAATAGAAATGCCATAAATATTAATTAAGAAAAAAAGTTTTAATATATATTATATTTTATACTATAAATATAATATATTATGTCAAATAATAATGATAATGTTATCTGGAATATTATAGATAAATATTTTCAAGATAATCCAAATATTTTAGTAAAACATCATCTTGATTCGTATAATGATTTTTTTAATAAAAAAATTTATAATATATTTAAAGAAAAAAATCCTATAAAATTATTTAAAGAACAAGATGAAAAAACAAAAGATTTTAAATATAAAGCAGATATTTATATTGGAGGAAAAGAAGGAAACAAACTTTATTTTGGAAAACCTGTTATATTTGATGAAACACATGAACATTATATGTTTCCAAACGAAGCAAGATTAAGAAATATGTCTTATGGAACAACATTACATGTAGATGTAGAAGTTGTTTATAATATAATGGATGAAGAAAATAATTATATTAAAACCGAATCAACATTTGAAAAAATATATCTTGGAAAATTCCCAATTATGTTAAATTCTGATTTATGTATTTTAAATAATTTATCACAAAAAGCAAAATTTAATATGGGTGAATGTAAAAATGATAGAGGTGGTTATTTTATTATTGATGGCAAAGAAAAGGTTTTAGTTAGCCAAGAAAAATTTGCCGATAATATGTTATATGTTAGAGGAGACTATAATGATATATATAGCCATTCTGCTGAAATTAGATCTGTAAGTGAAGACTCATCTAAACCAGTTAGAACATTATCAATTCGTATTATGAGACCATCTGTAAAATATACAAATAATCAAATATTAGTAAATATACCAAATGTAAGAAAACCTGTACCATTATTTATTCTTATGAGAGCATTGGGAATTTTAAGCGATAAAGAAATTATTAGTTATTGTTTATTGGATATAGAAAAAAATTCACATTTAATAGATTATTTCAGACCAAGTATTCATGATGCTGGTAATATATATAATCAAGAAGTAGCAATAAAATATATAGCAACATTAACAAAAGGTAAAACTATTTCTCATACAATGGAAATTTTAATTGATTATTTATTACCTCATATAGGAGAAACAAATTTTCAGAGTAAAGCATATTATATAGGTTATATGGTAAATAAATTATTAAAAGTATTTATAAATGAAGAAAAACCAACCGATAGAGATAGTTTTAAATTTAAGAGAGTAGAATTAGCAGGATCATTAATTTATGATTTATTTAAAGAATATTATACTTTACAACAAAAACATATTTTCCAAAAAATCGATAAAGAATATTATTATAAGCAAGGTATTTATCAAGAAAATTTTATTTCACTAATAGATGATAATATAAATGAATATTTTAGAGAAAAAATTTTAGAAACAGGATTTAAAAAAGCATTCAAAGGATCTTGGGGTGCAGAAGAACATACACATCGTCCTGAAGTAATTCAAGATTTAAATCGTTTATCATTTAATTCATTTTTATCTCATTTGAGAAAATTAAATTTACCATTAGATTCTAGTGCTAAAGTTGTTGGACCACGCTTATTACATTCATCACAATGGGGTATTATTGATCCAGTAGATACACCAGATGGTGGAAATGTAGGTTTACATAAACATATGTCTTTAGGAGCACATATTACTAGTGGTTATTCTTCAAAACCAATAATAGAATTTTTAAGAAAAGTTATTTTTATGGAATTATTAGAAGAATGTACTACAGAATATATTTCAAAATCGGTAAAAATTTTTGTAAATGGTGCTTGGGTAGGTATTGTAACCGAACCAGAAAATGTAATATTATTACTTAAACAATATAGAAGATTAGGTTTATTACCAATTTATACAAGTATAACATGGTCAATAAAAGATAATATAATTTATATTTATAGTGATTCAGGTAGATTAACAAGACCTATTTTTTATGTTGAAAATAAAAATATTAGTTATAATAAAGAAAAAATATATAAAAAATTAGTGGAAAATGATTTTACATTTAATGAACTATTATTAGGATTTAATAAATTCAAAGATGATGAAAAAATATCAAATAATATGGAAATGTTTATAAAATCAAATAATGTATTTTCCAATATTCAAGATTTATATTCTACTTCTAATTCTAAGATAGATGAAGTTTTAAAAAAATTAGATGAAGAATGTGGAATTATTGATTATATTGATACATCAGAAGCAGAAAATTCTTTAATAGCAAATTATGAAGAAGATATAACAAAATATACTAGTCATTTAGAAATACATCCTTCTTTATTACTTGGAATTATGGGAAATCAAATTGTATTTCCTGAAAATAATCAATTACCTCGTGATCTTTTTTCATGTGGTCAAAGTAAACAAGGTGTAAGTTTATATAATTCAAATTTTCAAAATCGTATAGATAAAATGGGTGTAGTATTAAATAATGGACAAGTTCCATTGGTGAAAAGTAGATATTTAAAATACATTTATAATGAAGAACATCCATATGGTATAAATGCTATTGTTGCTATTGGATGTTATGGTAGTTATAATGTAGAAGATAGTATATTATTTAATGAAGGATCAATAAAAAGAGGAATGTTTAATACTACATATTTTAATATGTATGAAGCACGTGAAGAAAGTTCTAAAATAGCAGGTTCAAATGTTGATTCTAAATTTGCAAAAATAGAAAATGAAAATGTTGTTGGAAAAAAACCAGGTTATGATTATTCTTTATTAGATGAAAATGGTTTAATAAAAGAAAATAGTCAACTCGATGATAAAAAAGTAATAATTGGAAAAATAACAACAAATGTTAATAATGAAACTAATTTTCTAGATGCATCTGTTACACCAAAAAAAGGACAACTTGGTTTTGTAGATAAATCATTTATAAGTGAAGGAGAAGAAGGTTATAGATTAGCAAAAGTAAGAATAAGAGAAGAAAGAATACCAGCAATGGGAGACAAATTTTGTAGTAGATGTGGGCAAAAAGGTACTGTAGGTCTTATTATACCAGAAGAAAATATGCCATTTACAGATGAAGGAATAAGACCTGATTTAATAATAAATCCACATGCATTACCAAGTAGAATGACTATAGGACAATTAGTAGAAACACTAATGGGAAAAGCATGTGCTATATATGGAGGATATGGTGATTGTACTGCTTTTATAAATAAAGGTCCAAAATATGAAACATTTGGAAGAATGTTAAAAGATATAGGTTATAATTCAACTGGAAATGAATTATTATATAGTGGAGAGACAGGTGAACAACTTCAAATGGAATTATTTATGGGTCCATGTTACTATATGCGTTTAAAACATATGGTTAAAGATAAAATTAATTATCGAGCACAAGGTCCTAGAACAGTTCTTACTCGTCAAACTGTTCAAGGTAGAGCAAATGACGGTGGACTAAGAATTGGAGAAATGGAACGTGATTGTGTAATAGCACATGGTGCAACCAAATTTTTACAAGAATCAATGTTAAAAAGAGGCGATGAATATCAGGTAGCTATTTGTAATAATAGTGGTGCAATAGCAATTTATAATAAAGAAAAAAATATATTCATAAGTCCATTTGCAGATGGTCCATTAAAATTTAACACATCTATAGAAGGAAATCAAAATATAGAAGTAGTTACAAAATATGGAAGATCTTTTAGCATTGTTAAAATTCCATATGCATTAAAATTATTAATGCAAGAATTACAAGTTATGAATATTCAGATGAGAATAATTACAGAAGATAATGTTGAACAACTTACATCTATGAATTTTTCTAAAACTATTGATTTAATTAAAAAAAATAATTTAACAAATCAACAAAAAAAAGAAATTTTTAATGAAAAAACTATTCAAGAAGAAGAAGAAACTTTAGAAAAATCAAAAATGATTAAACAAGAAAATTTAGAAAAAGAAGATAGAGATTCAGATGAAGATTCAGAAGAAAGTAATTATTCTGAAACAGATAATAGTTTTAAAGCAAGACTAAATAGAGTAAGAAAAGAATCACTCAAAAAAGCAGAAGAAAGTTATGAAGAATCAAAAGATTTAGAAGATTCTGATAGTGATGAAGAAGAAAAACCACCAATATCAATAGATAATGAACCATTAAGTGAGAAATTATCTAATGCATTTAATTCATTTGTTGAAAATTTAACTGGAAATGCAGAAGAAAAAAAAGAAGATAAAACAATTGAAAATGAAAAAGATGAATCAAAAAATATAAATTTTAATCCAGAAATTAAAAAAGATTTAAAAACAGATGAAAAAAAAAATTCTATTTTAGAAGTAGATACAGAACCATTTAATGAAACTAGTAATATTGAAGATGAAGATAAAGATAAAGAAACAAAAAAAGATAATGTAGATATGACCGGAGGGAATGGTGTAAAAAATATACAATTTAATTTATTATAAAAAATTTATAAATTAAAATTATTATAAAATTATTATAAAATTGAAAATAATTTAAGTATATTAATATTATTATATTAATTAATATTAATATAATGACTACAAGTAATAGTACTATAATAAGTATTTTCAATTCTAGAAAATATTTATTAGAAATTTTAAATTATAGAGGATTTGATACTAGTAATTATGAAAATACTAATATTAGCGAAATTGGTATTTTAAGTGAACAAAACCAATTAGATATGTTATTAAATAAACCAGAAACTGAAAAAAAAATTTATGTTAAATTTTATGTTGAAAAAACTATAAAATCACAAAATATATATTCAATTATTGAAGATTTATTTCATTTAGAAAGTATATTAACAAAAAATGATGATTTAATTATAATTGTAAAAGATGAACCAAATGATACATTAATTGAAACTGTAAAAGATATTTGGACACAAGAAAATATTTATTTATCATTAATAAATATTAAAAGACTACAATTTAATATATTAAATCATAGTCTTGTTCCAAAACATACTATTTTAACAAAAAAAGAAGAAGAAGAATTTAAAAAAAAATATAATATTTTAGATAATAAAAATATTCCAGATATTTCTTATTTTAGTCCAGTAAGCATTGTTTTAGGTATTCGTCCAAATAATATTGTTAAAATTGAAAGAAAGAGTAGAACGGCTGTTAAAACAGAATATTATCGTGTTTGTAAAATTTATTAATACTACCATTTAATTATCAAAAAAATAATATTAATAAATTTTATTATTATTAAAAAATAATATTAATTTATTTTTTAATAATATATTAATATTATAATTATTAATGAATAACTTTTTTGAATTTGAAGAAAAAATAAATGAAGAAAATGGTAACGGTTTTTGTTATATGGCAAACGCATCTTTTTATAAAAATGGTAATTTTGCAGATAATTTAGATGATATTAGTTTATCTAATTTTTTAAGCAATAATTTTATTAAACAAGAATTTTCTATTAATAAAAAAGAAGATCCAACTAATTCCGATTATAAGAATATTTATTCAGAATGTAAAAAAAAAGCACTAAATAATAATAAAGATTTTTTTTTAGTAGAAGATTTTTCTTATAATGATCAAGATAGTGATAACTTATATTTTCAATATAATTGTTATATACCAAAAGCATCTGCTAAATGTGAAATTAGTAATAATCTTTCTAGTTTATTTGATCCTGTTAATAATGTTATAAATACTTTATTTGGTAATATAGATGAAAATGTTGAATCTAATAGTGATAGAATGAATAATAGTATTAATAGTAATGTTTTAACAAATTTAAATGAATATAGTAATTATAATAGTGAAACTAGTTGTACAAAATATACAATAGATGGTTCTTCTATTACTTTGCCTAGAAAAAATAATTTTGTATTATACAAAACAAAATTAATAGATAATGCTGTTTTAAATGACTTAACAATAACTTCATATGAAGAATATACTAATGATGATATAAATAATCCAAGTGGTTTACTAAACATATTAAATTTAGATTCAAATTTTAATACTATTGTTTCAGATTTGTCACAAGCACTATTTGACGATATATGTGTTTCAAATAGACCTAATACAAATTTTGAAAATACAAATATTGCTATACAAAATTTAGAAAATTTTTATTATAATACAATTGATAATTTAAATAGTTTATCAAATGATATTTCAAATATAACATTATTAACACAATACGACACATATTATTTAAAACGTTTAGAAGAACAAATAATAAATGAAAGAAAAAAATTAAAAAATTTATTTGGTGTAGATGGTGCAAATAATGGTAAATTTTTAGATACTAAATATATGAAAAATTTGAAATTAAATGAAATAATAATTATTAGTTTATTACTAATTTTTTTAATTTTTATTTATAGTAAAAAGAAATAAAATATATATATATTAATAATGGCTACATATTTTAAAAGCGATGAATATAATTTTGATTCTAAACAATCTTTAATTATGGAAAATAAAAAAAAAGATTTAATTGAATCTCATAATTTTATAAATAATACAAATAATTTGGATTCTATAAATGAAGCCAAAGATTATTTAGGATGTACTGGTAATAAATGTAGTAAAATAGAAAATAATGAAGTAAATAATTTTAAAAATCCTGTAAATAGTAACGAAAATAATAAATCTAATAATATGAATAAGAATATATATACAAATATTTTTAGTGATTTATTTAATAATTATGGAAAAAGTTTTGTATATTTTATTTATATATTATTTGTAACTATATTGTTAACATATAGTATTTTAGAAAAAAATAATATAAATTTAGTAATAATATTAATTTTAACTTTAATTTTTGTATTATATAATATATTAATTCATAGAAGTTAATTTATAAATATTTTTTCATAATATACTATAAGTATAATATGAAATATAATAATTACAAAAAATTATCTATAATATCTTTACTTTTATTATTATTAATATACATTTTATATACAGATAATAATTTACATGAAAATATATTAAAAAATAATATTATCAATAATGATTTTTTTAAAATAAAAGAAAATTTTAATGATTATGTAAATGTATGTAAAAATGGAGAAATACCTCAATTTTATAATTTAGATCAATATAAATTAGGAAATAGTATAACAATAAATAATGATACTTCAGGATGTAGTTCATTTTGTAATTTAAATCAAGATTGTGTAATGTATACTTTAAATAATAATAATTGTAATTTATATAGTAGTAGTGGAAATAATAACATAAATGTTCAATGTGCCAATTCAAAAGATACAATTATTGATGAAAATGATTATGTAGATGATATAAATTATATATATAATGGTGTAGGATATGTTAAAAATAAATATTATAATGAAAATAATAGTAAATTTAAACATATTGATTATTTATTAAAAAAATCAAATATTATTACTAGTAATTTTAATACTATAAAATCACATATAGATAGTATAACATATGATAATGCTGAAAATAAGAGAAATATTATTTATAGTTTATATTCAGACATTGATAAAGACTTAAGTAATGTTTCAAGTTATTATAATGATAACAGTTATATTAATAATATGTTTACATTTTTATTACCAAAATCTGAATTATTTAATATTCCTGAATTATCAATGAACTTTAGAGATGAACAATATAAATTTGAAGATTTTTATAAAAGTTTTGATAAATTATTTAAAAGTAATATTAATAATAAAGGAAAACTTGAATCCACTAATATGGAATATAATAGAAGATATTTAGTATATATTATTTTATCATTTATATTAGTAATTACATTATTAATATTATTATTATATATATTTTTACCAAAATTAATTTCTAATTTATTTATGTTTTTTTACTTTATAGGAATTATATTATTAACTTTTTTTGTTCATTTAATTTTAAAACAATAATCTATAAAACAATAATCTATAAAAATTATTATAATAAAAAATTATATACATTATTATTATAATATATAATAATAATGTCAAATAAATTATATAGTAATCCATTAGGAGATACAAGTGTTGATATTAGTTATAATAATATACAAAATTATTTTAAAAATACAAAAACATTACATGCACAAGTTGATGATTTTAATAAAAAATATAAATCAAATGAATTACAATTAATACTATGGAGTTCAACCGCTGCTATTGGTATTTTAATAATTTTAGCATTAATTAGAAATATGAAAGAATAAATTAAGTATTTAAAATAAATTTTTTAATATATAAATATTATAATTAACTATTATAATATGGGTGGGGGTCCATCAAAACCAAGAGGAAGACCAAAAAAACAAGTAATGGATATGGATGTTGCAGAAATTAAAAATATTAAAGCACAGGCACAAAGAGAATTAAATACTATAACTGATAAAAAAAAACGCGCAGAATATGAAAGTTATATAACACAACTTAATTCACAACAAGCAAAACTTGAAGCAAATAAAACAAAACAACAACGTTTAAATGCAGAAAGAGAAAAAGTTATAACACAAAGATCGCGATATGAAGCACAAAGAGCAAAAAATGATGCAAAAACAGCAGAAATTACTGCACAAAGAGCAAGACAGGGAGCACAAAAAGAAAAATCAGATGCCGAAAAAGCACGATGGGAAACACAAAGAGCAGAATTTAAAGCAAAAAAAGCAAAATCAGGCGCATTAACAGCACAATCAGATGCACTAATGGCAAAAAATAATACAGAAATAGCACAAAAAGACTCAGAAAAAATTCTAACGAATTTAGAAAATGACAATGATGTAGGTATGCTTGCAAGTCAAATTATAAATCCTACGGTTCAAGCTGCTATAATTAATCATGATAAAAATTATCTTGAAAATCTTAAAGATACAATAGAAAAAAAAGAAACTTTTATGAATTTTTTAAATTCAAATGATAAAGAAGGTTTTGATGTTATGGATTTTTTTAATCTATATATTAATAATGAAGAAGAAAGAATTGCAATGGAAGAAAAAGATTTACAAATTCAAATAAATGATGTCAAAAAACATCAAGGATTAGAATTTGGTGCATTAAGAAATGATATTTTGGGTAAAAATTTAATGAATTACATGATTAATGAAGAAGGTACAAATGTTGAAAAAGTTTATAATAAATTAAATCAAGAAAATAATGATGCTTTAAGAAAAATACAAATATCAAATTATTATACAAAATCATATAAAGAATATATTAATTTATTAAAAATTATATTAATAGCAATTGCTATTATTATTCCAATTTTAATATTTAATAAATTAGAAATAATTAATAAAAATATATCATTATTATCAATTACTTTAATAATATTACTAACATCAATATTTTGTATATATAGAATTTATTTATTATATATGAAAGATCCAATTAACTTTGATAAAATTAAAATTCCTTATGATAGACAAATGAGAGAATTAAATGACCAAAAAAAATTAAAATATAAAGATTCTCCTTTTAAATCAGCAGGAATAACATGTTTAGGAGATGAATGTTGTGATAATGATATGATTTATGATAATATTAGAAATAAATGTATTAATAAAAGACAAGAAATACAAGAAAGTTTTCATAATTATTTTGATAATGCAATGAAAATTAATAATTCAAATAAAAATATTATTCAACAAAATGATATTCCAGAATCACAAAAAACATTTTCATATTTAGGAGGAAATGCAAATATAGTTAAAAATAGTAATCATATTAAAGAAGGTTTAACAAATAGAAGAAATTTATTACAACAACTGGCTGGTGCATCATTGAAAAACTCATCATATGATAAATTTTAAATTAAATATATATATTTAATATTATAATATATATTTAATATAGTATATAATTTATGACTGCTGCTGATAATATTTTAACATCTGTTGCTGACCCAAATAATTTAGATGTATTAAAAAATAGTTTAAATGACCAAATAAAAAATACATTAGAAAATGAATTTTTAGGTGATTATACATTTAAATTAGATGATTTGATTAAATCAAATGAAAAATATATTAATCCTAAAGAATATAATAAAAGAGAAAATGTAAAAAAGAAAAATAATTGGTATAATATAAAAAATCAATTAAATCCACATATAGAAGGATTTATTGAAGGTAATACTGGGACTATTAATGAAATTACTGCAGATGGATTAATTGCAAGAAGTGAGCATTTAAAATCAATATCTCAAAATTATCAAGGTGATTGTCTAAATAATATAAATGTTACAATGGAACAATTTTTAAATGGAGGTAATAATGAATTTGGTGATGGAGAACAATCTTATTATGAAAATTTAAAAAATACCATTTCATCACAATTAAAAGCATATAAAAATTTATATGAGTATAAATCTACAATGGGATTATTAAAAAATGGAAAATTTAATGAGTTAAAAAATATAAGATCAAAAATAGATACTTATACTCAAAATTTATATATGGATAGTAGAAAAAATAATTATGAAAATAAAAATTATGAATTTTACAAAAATATACATTTTTATTTATTAATTATTTATTATTCTTCATTTATTTTATTTTTAATTTTTTCAAATTTTATTCAAGAACAACAATATTATAATAAAAAAATGATATTATATTTAATTTTATATCTAATATTTCCAATAATTTTACCATATATTTTAGCATATTTAAAATATTTATATGTTTATTATTTAGAATTTAATAATACAAGAGAAGAAATTGTTAGTTATCCTGATTTAGTAAATAAATATTATGATAAAATAGAATAATTTTTAATTTGGTCTTTTTATATTATACTATAAATAATAAGTAAATCAATAAAAAATAAGTAAATCAATAAAAAATACATGAATTATTTTTATAAAACAAAATAGAAAAATATAATATAAACAATAATATTTAAATATTCAAAAATATATATTTAAATATTAATATTTTTAATCTTCTTCATTATCAGACTCACCATCACTATCATCATAATTAATTTCTACATTTAACCATTTTCCTCTACTTGCTTTACCATACATTTTATCCATATAATCTGTGATTTCTTTTCCATTTGGTAAATTATTACGACCATAATTCATAATATACCAATTTTTAAATTCTTCAAGAATTTCTGTTTTCTTTATTTTACCATCGCGTTTTTTAATAATTTTATCTTTTGCAAATTCTGTTAAATAATCTTGATTTTCGCGATATTTATCACTAACAGATAATACTATTTTTGCATCTTTTACATGGCCTTGTGTTTCAAATGCAGTATTTACTAACATTGACATTAATACTGGCGCCCAAATATCAAACTTTTCATCAATTTTTGTATCTACTTTATATTGATAAGGATAATTTGCTTTTGGAAACTTCTCTTCATTATTGTATGGATCACTTACAAATTTTGACATAAATTCACATAAACGAATTCTGCGCCAAGTACCATCATCATTTGTATTAATATCAAACAAAACATTTGTACATACTACTAATTTAAATTGTGGAATAAATGTTACAGTATCTTTAAATAAAGCACGTCCTTGAATAGGATCACCACCAGTAATTTCTTTCATAATACCCTCATTTATTTTATCTCCTTTACTTGGTTCTTGCATAACTGCATAACGTATTCCTTGTAGTTGTACAATTTCAGAAGATGTAGAACCAATTCCATTTCTTTTTTGTGTAATAAGAGTAATTGGAACTGTTGCTTTATAATCTCCTAAACATTTTGTCATTAATTCAACTAATTTTGATTTACCATTACGACCACTACCATTATAAATATTAAATGTTTGATTTTCATTTGTACCAATTAATACTGATGCTAAATGTTCCCACATATAATTTTTAAGTTCTTCATTTGGAAATAATTCTTTAATAAATTGATTTATTTCATCTATAACAGATTCATAATTTAAAGATTTGTTTAGTGGTATTGGACCTTTTAATTTATTATATGGAATATAATCTATTTTAGTAGATTTTGAAATATAATCATCTGGTTTGCCTTTTCTAGATAATTTATTTTTAAAATCAATTACACAATTATTAAATGATAATAAATATGGATTAGAATCTAATTTATCCATAAATTCATTATCATAAAATAAATCACGTGCTTCTTTCATAATATTATTTTTCCAACTGGTTGTTTTTAATAATATAGATATATCTCCTAATTTACATGAACGTACTTTTAATGCTTCTGTATTTTGATCATTATTTTCCATTTTTGTAATTGTTTGAATTAATTCATTTGTTTTTTTGACATAAATATCATGCATTTTTCTAGAAATATGTAATCTTAAAGAATTACCACTATCTACTTCATTCCATTTATCATTTTTATATTCATACCATTGATTATTTTTAACACTTACACAAACAAATTTATCTTTAAAAAGTTGATATAAAACAATTGCTAGATCATATTCACCCACTTTATCTTTTCTAATAATAGATTCTAATGTTTGATCAATATAAAAACTAACTGTTTCTTGTCTAATATTTTGATATTCTTTTAAATTATCTGTTTTTGCCCAATACATAATAGAACGACTTGTTAAACCATCAGAATTTTTTATTTCAAAAGAATTCCATAAATTATAAAAATCAGGAATATCTGCAAAATTAAAACTATTTGATTTACTACTAAATTTCATCCATGTTAAAAATAACTTTTCATTTGTATTTTTTAATGCCCATCCAACTCTGATCCATTTGCTATAAGAACCTTCTCCATAATAATTTTCGGGTAATATTAGTACAAAATCATGAATCTCTTTTAATTCATAATCATTTTGAATTATTGAATCAATAAATATTTCTATTAAATTATCTAGTTGAGCCATATTAGTAATTTTTGAAAAATCATATAAATCTAAATCTATATTGTTGTTTAAAATAACTGGTTTATTAGATTTATTTTTATTGTTTAATTCATTATTTTCTTTTTCAATTGCATCTAATATATATACATTGTCTTTTACTTGTAATTTATTATGTTCACTATAACGCGCAGACATTAAATGAATATGATCTTGAATATTAATTTTTAAAACATTATTTTCTTTAATGTTAAATCCATCTTCATCATCATATTTAACTTCATAAAAATTTGTAAGTTTATAATCTTTATTTCCTGGTTTTTTTGAACCAAATAATTGCCAATTAACAAATCCTTTTGTAACACCTTCATCAAAAACATCTTCAAAAGAATTTATAATAGGAATATTTTCAAATATTGATTCAATATCATTAATTATTTTTTTACGTAATAAACACTGTTCTCCTTTTGACATTTTTAAAGTAAATATTAAATGAATACCATCTTTTGTTTTATCATCTAAAATATTAACTTCTGGTTTTTGTAATACATAAATATTAAATCCAACTTGATTATCTAGGATATAAATTTCTTCGAATTTATTAAGGTATAATGTAATAATATCTACAATATGTTCATTACTGTGTTGTCGTGTTTTTATATTAGAATCATATCTCAAATCTATATCAACTAATAAAGGTCCATCATTAATTAATTGTTTTTCAGTTAAATATTCTTCATTTTTATTTTCAAAAACACTTTCATAATAAATATTTAAAAATTCATTATATTTATCATGTGGAATATTATAACTACCACCAAAAATATTTAAATCTTTTGATCCAATTCTTGTATTTGTTATAGTAGAACCTTTTTCTGCTCTATAATGTTTCAAAAAATCATCTAAACGTTTAGATGTAAATGTATTGCTATTTGATGATGAAGTTTTCATTAAATAATTATTTACTTATATATATTAATATATTTTTATTTCAATTTTAAAATATTTTAAAAAATCAAATAAAAATATATTAATTAATATATTATGTAAAATGAGTTTAAATAAATCTACTATATCAAGATTAGCAAAAGATGTTAAATACTTACTAAAAAATCCATTAGATTCTGAAAATATATTTTATAAACACGATGAAAATAATATATTAAAAGGTTATGCTTTAATAATAGGACATCAAAATACGCCATATGAATTTGGATTTTATTTTTTTCAATTTGATTTTCCTGAAAATTATCCTTTTTCACCACCTATTGTTACTTATTTAACAAATGATGGAAAAATGCGTTATAATCCAAATTTATATATAAATGGAAAAGTTTGTTTATCTTTATTAAATACTTGGAATGGAGAAGGATGGACTTCTTGTCAATCTATATATTCTATATTATTATCATTATCAACTATTTTAAACAGTAATCCATTACTTAATGAGCCAGGAATAAAAGAAAATAATAATAATATTTATAATTATAATTTATTGTTAAATTATAAAAATATTGAATTTTCAATAATTAAACAATATAATTATTTAAAAAATAATTTAAAAAATAATTTAAAAAATAATTCAAAAAATAATTCATTAATTAATAATTCAAAATCTTTGTCTAGAAAATATAATAATATAGAAGTAAATTATTTTGATACAATTAATTTATTTGAAAAAGAAATTATTAATAATATTATAAATAATTATACTTCTATTAAAAATAATTTAGAAAATTTATATTTAAAAATGGAAAATATAAAAGAAATTTACATTAGTGTATATAATATTAATGAAAAAATAGATATGGAAAAACTTAAAAAAAAATTTTCTTTATTAAAAATTGATAATATTTAAATAAATATTAATATATTTTATATAGTATAAAATAAAATGCATTTTTGTGATAAATGTCAAAATATGTTTTATATTAAATTAGAAAACGAAGAATGTGATAAAATTATATATTATTGTAAAAATTGTGGAAATAGTAATGATAATTTATTAGATAATAAAAAATGCATTTTAAAAGAAACATTTGGAAAATCATCTAATAATTTTGATAATATTGTAAATAAATATACAAAATTAGATATTACATTACCAAGAATAAATTATGTAAAATGTCCTAATAGTAAATGTGAATCTAACAGTAATGATTTTGATAATTCAAATAGAGAAATTATTTATATTAGATACGATGATACAAATATGAAATACTTATATTTATGTTCACATTGTGACTTTAAATGGAATACAGAAAAATAAATGATTTTAATTATTTATAATTTAAAAAATATATTTAAAATTTTTTAAATTTATTTTTTAATTTAAAAATTGATTTTAAAAGTAAAATATTAATAATTATATTAATATATATATGGACGACGAAGATACAAAAGGAGAATTAGAAAATGAAATAGAAGATGATAATGAATCTGATATTGATAATGATGATTTAGATGATAATAATTCTATTGTTGAAGATGATAATATAGATGATGATGATGATGATGATGACGAAGAAGAAAAAAATGATGATGATTTACATGATGAAGAGGAAAATGAAAAAAAATTTAAAGATAGTGAAGATATACCATTAATGTATGATAAAAAAATACTAATAAATGATTATGATTTAGAAAATAATGACTCTCTTGAGTTTTTACAAAAATTTAATGAAGATAATAAAGAAGATTATATTGTAAATAATCATTTTGAATTACTTAATAAAAATTTAGATGAAATTAAAAAATTATCACAAATAACAAAAGATAATAATAATAATATTATTGATGAATTTCATAGAACATTACCAATATTAACAAAATATGAAAAAACAAAAATTTTAGGAATTCGTTTAAAACAACTTAATAATGGAAGTGAACCATTTATAAATGTAAATGAAGATATTATTGATAATAATATAATTGCTTTAAAAGAGTTAGAAAATAAAAAATTACCTTTTATTATTGTTAGACCATTACCAAATAGAACTTTTGAATATTGGAAATTAAAAGATCTTGAAGTTTATTAAAAATTACTATTTATTAAATCTAATTATTATTTTTTTATTATAAATATTAATTATAGTATTTTAACGTTTAAATCTGTTACCACAATCTAAACATGTTACAAATGTTGTCATCGGTTCATCTGCACTACGAGTTTGTAATTGATAATATGTACATTTTGTTGATTTACATTTTCCACATGTAAAATCATCTGTAGATGCTTCTATTTTAGGAGTAAATTTATTTTCATCTTTAATACGTTTTTCTTCTAATAATTCATCCCATAAATCTGGACGCATTTCTTGATGACTCATAAATGCTAATTCATGTGCTTTAAATTCTTTATTTACTAATTTATTAAATAATGTTTCATTCTTAATATTAAATAAAATAGTTTTTACTTTTTGAATATAAATCAAAACAAAATAATCATTTGACCACTTTTTAATCAATTTTCTTTTTTCACACTGTTCTAAAGTATAATTAAAAATACCTTTTTCTAAATTTTCACTAATATTAATATTTTTAATTTTTGCATCAAAAACATTTACTACATTTTTTCTAAAATCATCGGGATCTTTAACAGTTCTTTTATATTTACTCATTAATTAAATAATATTGTAACTATTTAAATATTATTTAAATATTTTCAATTTAATTTAAATTATAAAAAAAAATATATTATTCTTCATCGCTATAACAATAAACTTCATAACTTAATTCAGAATCTTCTAAATCATTATTTTCTGTATCACTTAAACTATCTTCATCACTTAAATCACTATTATTTTCATTAATTTCATCATTTTCATTTTCTAAAATTTTGTTTTTAACACTATTTATGTCAAAAAAATTATTAAAACTATCAATATTAAAAGAAATGAATTTATTATTGCAATCTTTTTTAATAAATATACTTTTGCTATATATAGAAATATTATTTACAATAAACAACTTTGGTATATTTTTAATAATATTTCCTTTATTTTTTCCCCATAATTCTATAACATTATCATCATTTTTCCAAGTAAATAATTTTTCAAAATCTTTATTTTTTTTGAAATTACATTTTTTATAAATATTTGATTCTTCTAGATTTTTTGTTTTAATTTCTTCAAAATTTCCATTATTAAATAAAATACAATTAATCATAATTATTTTTAACTTATATTTATTAAAATATTTGTATTTAAGTTTATTTTAAGATATATTTTTGTAGTATATAATAATGATATTGTATATTATTAAGTGGTTTATTATATATTTTTTATTAATATTTTTAATTCATAAGTTATATTTATTTTTAAAAGATAATTTAACATGTAATCAAACAATAGATTTATTTAATTATTCCAATCAACAATATGAAAAAATAAATAATATATTAATGTCTAAAAAAGAAAGTAATATTAATTTTATAAATAATAATAACAATAATAACAATAATAATAATAATAACAATAATAATAATAATAACAATAATAATAATAATAATAATAATAATAATAATAATGACAATAATAAATATGAAAATTATGATGATATTTTTAATAATTTAAAAAATAATGAATTTGATATTAATAGTTTTAATGATATTTTTGATAAAAAACTTAATACTAATCAAAATAGTAATTTTAATGTTAATAATTTAGATATTAATGCTAGTAATAATAATATGAAAAATGAATTGGATGATTTTCTTAATAAACTAAATTTTAATTAAAATAAAAATAAAAATGATTTAAATTTATAAAAAATATAATAATTATAATTAAAAAATATTTTTGTAATGCAATTACTAGATAATAATTTAATAAAATTATTGTTAGAAAAATTTCCAAAAAATAATATAAAATTTCCACAAAATAATAATTGTAATAATCTATTATTCAATAATTATGCTAAATATTTTATTTTAAAACCAAAAGGAAAACGATCTTATTTATGGTTTACATATTATAAAAAAGAATTATTATGTATATTAATTATTCAAAATTCAAAAAATATAAGCGATGAAAATAATCAATTTTATAAAATTAATATTAATTATGATAATACATTATGCTATAATAATGTATTATTACAAGTAATTTATTTTAAAAATTATATTGATATTACTTCAAATAATAATAAAAAATTTAATAACGAAAATAATAACATACACTATTTTATTATTGATAATGTATTAAATTATAATTATTATAATTCATATATTGAACGTAATGATTATAATCAAAATTTTAGTTACAAAATAAGTTTATTTAATAAAATTTTACCTTGTTTAAATAACTTACAAAATAATAATATAATAATTAAATTACCAATTATATTACTTGATAATAATGAAGTATTTAAACTAATTTATAATATAGATTATGATTTATATTCTATTACTGTTTATAGTGATTATAAATATTTAGGAAATTTTATCTTCAATAATAATTTTGGAAATAATAATAAACTTTTAGCAACATTTAAAATTACACCAACTATAAATCAAGATTTATATAATCTATTTATTTATAATGATTCTGAATCAAATGAAATGTTTTATGATTTAGCATTAATTGATAGTTATAAAACTAGTGTTTTTATGAATAAGTTATTTAGATACATTAAAGAAAATAATAATTTAGATTATTTAGAAGAGAGTGATAATGATGAAGAATTTGAAAATATTGATGAAAATAAATTTACAAATATTAATAAATCATTATTAATTGAATGTGAATATAACTATAAATTTAAAAAATGGATGCCTAGAAAAATTTCAAAAAATAGTTTAGTAAATAAAAAATATTTAGACTTAATTTTAAATAGAAAAAAATATTTTTATAATGTATAAAAAATGATTAGTTTACCAATGACTTTGCAATTTGGTGGCAAAAAACAAGGTGGCAAAAAACAAGGTGGTTCATTTAGAAAAGGAAGAGGAACAAAAAAAGTAGCCAAAAGTAAAAAAGGAGGAAAAGGAAGAGGAAGAGGAAAAGGAAAAGGAAAAAGTAAAACAAAAAAATGCTAAATTATTTAATATATAATTTTTTATAATCAATAAATTATATATTTAGATTAAACAAATTCCACTATTTTCTTCATTAACATTTAATTTAGAATCGTTAGAACTAGATTCATCATTTTTTATATTATTTAAAGGTTTATTATTTTTTTTTCGAGGTTTATAAACCAACGTTTGCCAAATATTTACATCATATTCATTACTATCTTCCAAATTTAAAAATTTTTTGTTTTCATTATTGCTATTTATTTGTTTAATATATTCAATATATTTAGTATTATTTGTTCTAATTATTTTATAATTACGTTCATTATATAATGATCTACGTTTATTAAATTGGTTTAGAAAACATGAATGTTGATCTATTATATCAATAATCATTGGTCGTTCATGTTTCATTCTTAATATACGTCCTACTGCTTGTACTATATCCGATTTAGATGTTGCCAAAACTAAAGTTGTTAATGTTGGAATATCAAGTGCTTCCGCGGCCATTGAATATGTAGCCAAAATTACTTGTTTGGTTTCACTTATTTTTAAGTCTTGTTCTTTCATACCACCAACATAATATCCACATGATAAAACATTTTTATTATTTAATTCTTTATATAAATAATTTAGCATATTTTTTGTTTGTGATAACAAAATTATTTGTTGATCTGGTTTTATTTTAAATTCATTATACAGAACATTTAATATAAAATCATTACGAAAATCATATTTTGCAACTTTACTTATCATTGTAGTATGCTTTATATTTCCTCTAAAATCTGTTTCTACTTCATTATATTCATCATCGTCTTTTATTATATAATCAATTGCTTTTACTAAAACATTATCTTCTCTAATTGTTGCTTTATTTTTATAACAAATATCTCCTAAATACATCTTAAAAACATTTGTCAATCCATCTTTTCTTTCCATTGTTGCACTAAGACCTAGTCCATATAATGTATTGCATTTTTTTAAACAATTACAAAAAACCTCACTTGACATATGGTGACAATTACTTACTATAGGACCATCTATGTAATTTGTATCACTTTTTGTTCCAATTATAAAATTATGATTATCTTTTACTTCTATATCATATACATTTGTAATTCTATGATTTATATATTCTTTTGATGTTACAATTAATGTTCCATAATCTAAAAATTTATTATTCCAAATATATTTATTATCTGAAATAGTGTTTAATTTATAATCCATATTACTATGGTTATAAATCCTTATTAAATCAAATAATTTTATAGTATTTTCTTTATTAAAACTTATTTCATAATAATTTCTAGTTTTATAAATTTTTATTTCTATATTAAATTTTTTAAAAATTGTTTCTATTTTATTATGATTATCATAATCAAAATTATTTGAACTTATTTTAGCAAAATAACTATCAGTTCCATCTTTTAAAGTATTTTTTGTTATACTTCCATCATCCATAAACCATATAGCAATTCCTCTTGCATCTATTTCATCTATTAACCAATCAGGAATATTTTTTTTATTGCTTAAATCATATTTTAAATCAAAACATTTAGTATTAAAACTATATGCTTCTTTTTTAGAATAACCATTATTTTCAATATAATTTATATTATAAATATTAAACATTTCTGCCTTCCAATTACAATATTCTTTTTGTTCTTTACAATGAATAATTCTTAATCTATATCTATTTTTTTTAGTAAGTTGAAGACAACCATCTCCTAAATATGAGCCATAAATTATTTGTAATTGATCATCATTTAAACATGGACAAATTAAATTATCTTTATTATTTGAATCATATTTACTTAATATTAATGAACCTATTTCTAACTTATCTGCTTCAATATATCCATGTGGAGTTAATATTTTATGATTTAATGTACATTCTATTTTTTGTTTTGATAATGTTATTTTAACAAAATTATTATTTTGTTTTTTCCATCCATATGTTAATTCTTTATATTCAAAGTTTTTAGTGGTTTTATTAAAACTCAATATTAAAACATTATTATTTAATTTTTCTTTTTCCCATAATTCATATAAATCAGAAATTTTTATTTTACCTTTATTTGTATGAATTAATGTATTTCCCTTAAAACACTCATCATAAATACTAAAACCAAAATCATCAAATAAAGAGTCTGGATACGATTTCATTGAAATTGATTGAACCATTGCTATTACAATATCTTTATTTTCAATATCAATTAATGGACCCTGAATAGAACCAATTTTAGCATCTGGTAAAAATTGTTGAATACGTTCTATCCATTGATTTTTTAAAAATGTTTTTTGAACAAAAATAATTGTTTTTTTTTTAAGCATTTCTAAAATTTTTAATGCCAAAACAGTTTTACCACCTCCTGTTGTTAATTCTATTAATGCACTTGATGATGCAGTTATTGTTTGTTCTTGTTCTTTTTTATTTGGATCAAAATTAATAGATTTAAAATAATGATTTATCACATTTTCTTGATAATCTCTCAATTGTCCATTAAATTTTAAATTAATTGATTTTCCTTGTGAAATTTTTATTTCTTTTGGTTCGCCAAATATATTCAATCCCCAAAATCTTGGAACATATATTTTCTTTGTTGATTCTTGATAAATTGGAAAACTATGTGGTTCTACTAAACTACTCTGAACAAATGGTTTTGCTATCAATTCTGATTTAATAAAATTTATTATTTTTTCATCTAAACTAACTTTATATAATGTATAGCCTTTATTTCCTAAATAATTATTTAGTAAATTATTTTTTTTTAAATTTTCTATAATTTTGTTTATTTCTTCATAATTGCTTTTGTTTTTTGGACTAATTTTATTTGATTTTTTCATGAATTTAATTAATTTATTATTTATTAGTTAATTAAATCTATACAAATAATTTTAATATACTTTAAAATAATCTTTAAAAATATAATTCAATTTTAAATAAATAATATTAGTAAATTAAAATATTTAATAATATTATAATATAATTATGTCTTTAGTTAGTAAAACTATGAGTGGTTTTAAAAATTTAAAAAATGTTGAAATTTTTTTTATTTTATTATTAGTTGTATATTTAGTTTCAAATATGTCTACACCATATAATTTAGCACCTTATGTAAATAATTTTTTTAGTTATGGTTCAATGGTTGCATTAGTAATATTATTAATATTATATAGCAATCCTCTTCTTGCATTATTATTTGCTATTAGTGCTATTGTATTTGTATATAGATCTAGATTAGTAGATCATAATGTAATGAAAACAAATGAAGTAAATAAAAATATAGCAATGAAACAATTTAATGAAAATAAAAAAGTATATACTTTAGAAGAAGAAATAGTTGGATCAATGGCTGTAAAACCTGATAATATGCCTAATCCAGAAACTTACCAACCTGTTTTATGTTCATCACATGGAGCAACTGAATTATAAACTATTTATTCTTTTTTCTAACATTTCTCCTGGTATTGTTTTAAAAACATAATTTCCAATTCCATATATTATTGCAAATGCTGTAATTGCTATTGTAAATTGTAATCCTAAATTATTTAATATTTCACCACTATTTAAATCATTTGAAATTGAATCAAATGTAGATCCTGTTCCTGAAGTAGATTCTTCTGTATCATCATCATCTACTTCATTTCCAATTGTATCAACAGGGTTACAATCAATGTATATGTTTTTATCTTCTTGTAAATTATATCTTGGCATAATTATTTAATATTATATAATATTAAATATATACTTTTTTTTATATTTAATTAAATATTTATATTATTAAATATATAATTAAATATAATGAATATAGAATTGTCACCAAATGAAACAAATATGAGTAATACAAATAATAATAAAGATATTATTAAAAAAAAAATAATAATAAAATTTTTAGTAAGATTTTATTTTTTCATAAATCATAAACTTAAATTATCACAAGATAAACAAGGTGAATCTTCTAAATACAGTCAAGCAACTAAAGATGAAATTGTTAAAAGATTTTTTGAAGAAGATTCTAGTAAATTAAATAGATTAGCAAATTCTGTAGATATGTTATTAATTAAACCATACTTTAAAAAATTATGTGATGATAGTTATGATAATGATTGTAATAGTTATAGAAAATATTTAAATATGCAATTAAAAGAAGGTCAAAGTGCTGATATAATTAGTCAAAATATTATTGATGCAGTTAAAGGCTATAGTGAAAAATTCAATGCTATGTCTTTAAATGATCAATTTATAGAAAAAATTAGAAAATTGTTGTCTGGTACAAAAAGTCAAATAAGTAGCAGAGATTTTGAAACTATTTCTAAATCTATAAGTGGAATATTAAAACAAGCAGGTTTACAAGATTTTGAAAATGAAGTAGAAAACTTGGATAAAAAAAAACATGAAATAAAATTATCATATGACAAAAAAATAAAAGAATTAACGAATGAAATAGGAGACGATGATAATCCTTCCAAAGAAACAAAAAATATTAACGATAAAGAAGAAATTATTCAAACAATTAAAGAAGAAAAAGAAGAAAAAGTAAAACAAAAAAATGATTTAGAAGAAAAAAAAAATGCTATTAATGATCCCGAAGAACAAGCATCATTAAGTTTTCAAATTAATCAACTTGACTCAGAAATTGAAGAAAAAAATAAAAAAATAACTGAAGAACAATCAAATTTAACATATTTAAAAGAAAAGAAAAGAAATAATGATGAAGAAAGAACGGATAAAATAGTTAAACTTAAAACATTGAAAACTAATAATACAAAAGAAATAGAAGAAAAACAAGATGAAAAATATAGAAAACAAGGTCCAGCATTTTTTGAAAAAATATTAAAAACTTCTCATGATTTATTTAAAGATCTTAGTAAAGAAAAAATAAAAGAATACATTACTAATCCAGAAAATTTTTTTAAAAATGAGTTTCAAAAAATAAAAATTAATGAAGATTTTAAAAAAAAAATTAATTTAAATGAATTAAAATATACATTAGAATATCTTAAAACAACAATTAGTGATACTAGTAATAAACAAGAAATTCAAAATAAGATTGAAGAAATAGATAATATAATTACAGAAACTAAAACTGGAGAAACTAGTAAGCCTTCTGAAAAAATTAACTTAGTTCAACGTGATAAGTTGAAACAAGAAATCATAGCATATAGACAAAATTTGAAATTTAATAAAAATAAACTATTTAATGAAATAATTAAAATAATTAAAGAAGTTACTGATAAAATAGATTTTAAAAAATATTATGATATAGATCTTGATGTTGAACATATAATTAATCTTAATAATAATGATCATGATGAAAATTTTTTTTATAGTAATTATTTTAATAAATTACAAAACCCAGAAGGAGTAGAAGAAGGAGTAGAAGAAGGAGCACTAATAGAGGGAACATCAAGTAATTATGAAAAATATAATAAAATAAAAGAACTAATAGATTATTACAAAAGCAAAAATACTGATCTTAACACAAAAATAAATAATATTGAAAATCAGTTAAGAGAAAATGAATATGAAGTGCATCTTTTAGATGAAGAAAAAATACAAAGAAATGTAATACTAAATACCATAGATAGTGTTACACATCTAAATGAATTAGTTGATATAATAGTTGGTTTTGAAGAAAGTCAAATAGAAGAATTGACTGAAGATAATAAAAATTTAATTAAAACAAAATTTAATAAATTATTTGAAAAATTTAAAAAACAATTTCATGAAAAATTTAATAAAAATTTTAAAATAGATAATGATAAGATTACTTTACAAAATTTGAAAAAATTTATTGAATCTATTAAAGATTTTATAAATGATTATATTATAATAACAAAAATTTATGATTATAATAATTATAAAAAATTAAAATCTATAAATATTTCTATTAATAAAGATTTTGATTTTTTTAAAGAATTATATTCTTTAATTGAAAATAAAATAATATATAACAACATCTCTGATGATGAAATAAATATAAAACAAGAGGTTTTAGATAAATTAATTTTTTTTAATGATATAAATACTTTTTTTTCACATTATAAATCTTATACACAATTAGAAATAAAAGATGAATTAAACAATAATGAATTATTAAAAAATAATTTTAATAATCTTTTTAAAAGCATTTTTAACATAAATAAAACTTTTACTTCCAATGATATTGCAGACTTTTTATTTGAATATAATAACTCTGATATAAAAAAATTAAACACTTATATACAACATTTAGAAACTAACAAAGCATTCATAATGGTGTTATTAAATAATATAATAACATATAATTTGTCAATAAATAATATAGAAATATTATTTGATACCATTGTTAATGATATAAATTTTGATGATGAAGACGTAAATGATAAAATTATTACATTATTTAGAAGAGAGTTATATAAAGAACCAAAAGTATTAGTTAAAATTATAGATCGTTCAGATAATACTCAAAGTAATCAAAATAAAGATAAAATACAAGTCAATGGTAATATAATTCACTTAAAAGATACAAATTGTAATATTGATGATAATTTTGGACCTTTTACAACAATTAGTGTTCCAGAATATAATAATACAACAAATCCAACAAATCCAAAAAATCCAACAAATATAAAAACTATTGAGAATATATTAAATACTACTCATCAGGAATATAATTTTATAGATAATATTTTGAAGTATAATAAAAATGTTAAAATGTTTGGTTATGGATTTTCTGGTTCAGGTAAAACATATACATTAATTGATGGTGATAATAATATTAGTGATGTTAATAATAATACAGATTTTTCTATTTTAGCAATTGTAATTCAAAAATTAAAAGAAAAAAAAATTAATTTAAAAATTACAACCCGGCTATTTTATCCTGAAAAAGATTATGATATGACAGATGAAAATTATTTTTACAAACAAGAATTTAATAGTGAAGTAAATTTACCCCCTATTTCTTTAATAGATGAAATTGATAAAATTACAAGAATATACCAACATAAAATAAATTCAATTCCCAGTAATAATAATAGTCAAATTTTTATAGAAACAAAAAATTTTTTTAAAGAAATACAAAATTTACAAATAAATTTTTCGTATATATGTCCAACTACTAATAATCCTGAAAGTTCTAGAGCATTTACTATTATAAAAATTAAACCAAAAACTGCAAATAGTGGAAGTTTTGAAATTATTGATTTACCTGGATTAGAAAAAAAAGTAGATATTATATATGATTTTCTTTTTAATGGTAATACAAATGTAGATTATATTTTACATGAACAAAAAGAAAAAATTGTTCATATAGAAAATTTTATTACAAATGAATCTCCTATTATATTAGCATATGATTCTAATAATACAAATGATAAAACAACTAAATATACATCCAATACAATAAAAAAATTAATAGATATAAATAATATAGAAACAAAAGGTTTGCAAATTATATCAAATATAAAATATAGTGTATTTTTTAATAATTTTGATTATTTATTTGATAAAGAAAATAAAAATAATTATAAAAATTTAAATAAATATTTATTTGCAATAAATTCTAATAATTATAGTGAAAATTTCTTTATTGATTTTTTTATTGATACTGATAATAATTATGAAGATAGTCAACTTCTTTATAAAATCAATAATAAATTAAATTCTAAATTAGAAGATAATTCAAGAAAACATTCTTTAAAATTTATAATTTTTGATAATACAAATAAAACAAATAAAGGTTTATTAAATAATATGTTATATGAAGATTATAATCATTTTTATAAAAATTTTTTAAAAATAAATCAAGAAGATAGTTTAGAAAAAATTAAAATAATTATAAAAGAATTATTTTATATGATTTATAAATTACCACATGTAAAACTGTATGGAAATTATTTTTCAATTTATGATTCAAATATTCAATCTACATTAAAAAATACAAAACAACAACAAATAGATTTAAAAAATGCATTTGACAAAAAATATATATTTTCTATGACACCAAATGCTATAATTGATTATTTTGATAAAGAAATTGTAAATCTTATTTTATATAAAAATTTTACATGTGATTTACTATATAATTATTCATATAATATTCAATTAAATAATGAGTATAATGATTTTAAATATATTTATTATAATTTTACAACTCAATTTTTAGAGAATTCTATATATAAAAAAGATAATTTATTTTCTAATGATATTTTAACAAATGAAGATTATAATCTAGAATATAATTTTAATAATATTTTCAATATTAAATTTGCAAATAGAAATAATATATATAATATTAATAAAAATAGTAAAGATATATACTTAAATGTAGATAGTGTAACAAATTTAATATCACAAGATCTTAATGGAACTCGCTGTTATAAAATTCCTGCTTTAAATTGTTTAATTATATTATTTAAAATAATTGATAAAAATGAAAATGATTTAAAAGCAAATATAAAAAATGATGATTCATTTAAAAAATATTATATGGAATCAAAATTTCTTGAAGAAAAATTAGTATTAGAAAATATTAATAATATTTACAAAACTTTTTTTATATTAAAATATATAAAATTTTTAAATAACCAAGGAAAAAAAATTGTTTCATCATTAGAACATGTATTATTTGAATTCTTAGTTCATAAACCAAATGGTATTAAACATTATAATAAAAATTATAACGATACTCCTTTTTTATATAAAGATAATACACCATTAAAAGATAAAGATGAAATTAAAAAACAACTATTAGATAATAGTAGTGATCAAACAAATAAAAGATTATTTTCTCAATATTATTCTAGTGAATATTCTAATTATTATTCTAATTATGCAAAATTATCTTCACACTCAAATATGGTTGAATTTATAGAAAGAAAATATTCTAAAAGTTTAAACAATTTTTTAGATCTTACAAATGATAAAACAGATTTAACATGTATTGTTACTATTAAATTAGCTGAAACAATAGAAGATTCTATAAAAAGATGTAATGCAGCAAAAGATAGTTTAAATTTTGCTAGTCAAATATTAGGTATAAATAATAAAAATAATAATAATGAATTTTTTAATATAAATATATTAGATGGGACTGATAATACCATTACTACTAGTGGTGGATCTAATAATAAAAATATTATAAAAAAAAAACGTATCAAGACAATAAAAAAATATAGATATATTAAAAATAAAACTGGAAAAAAGAGAAAAAAATATGAAAAAATAAAAATTATAAAAAAAAATAAAAATAAGATGAAAATTACTAAAGCAATTATTGAACATTTATAAAAAATATAAAATTATTTAATTTTATTTCAATATTAATAAAATTAAATTATAGATTTTGATAAAAAAAATAAAAAATAAAAGATATTTTTTTTTAAACAGGATGTGGGCGTTGATTATTAGCATAAACCATTGGATATGGCATTATTACTGCTTTTGGTCTCTCAAAATAATCTTTAAAATCTAAATTTCTTCTATTTGGAACAACTGCTTCACATGGATTTACTAAATTAGTAGAGCCTATTCCATATAAAGCAGATTCTATATCAATTGGATTATTGGCTAACGCATCTCTACTCATATGGCTTGGAATATAACCCACGACTGGCATACATTCTGAAGTGGGTCTCCCTGAAGATGAATGTAAATATAAACAGTGATCTTCAAATAATTTATTTTTATTTTGTTCTAAATTGTAATCGATAGAAGTATTTTTGTTTCTTGTTGAAGCCATAATATACTATATTTTAAACTATTAATATATTTTAAATTTTAAAAATTTATTAATATTTTTTTATTTATCTTCTTTTTTTTGATGATTTTCTATGTTTTCTATATCTTATATATTTTCTTTTTTTAGTTGCTTTATGCATTGTTTTTTTTCTTCTTCTTGATTTTTTTCCTCCAATTCTGGTTGGACTACTACCTAAACCTCCGACGAGGCCTGTGTAGCCTAAGGGCCTACTCCCTGAGATACGGCCGAATGGTTGTTGTCCATTCGCGGATTCGACGCGACGGTTTCCACGCTGGAGGTCGGTGCTGGTGCCTCGCGCGGCTTCGCGGCCTGCGTGCGCGGCAGCGTCGGGGGCGGGCACGCGGTTCCGGACTGCGGGGACGGCGGAGGCGGGGACGGCGCGGGAGGATCTGCTGGGCTGGAGTGCGGGGGCGATGACGGGGCGGCTGGGTATGACGCTCTGGGCGTCAGCGAGGGAACTGCTGGAGGAACTGCCGACGGGGGAACCGCTGGGGTAACCGCTGGAGGTACTGCTTAGAGTTTCCAGGTGACGGCGTCTTGGGGGTGGCGGAGGTCTCTCTCTTTGTTCAAGGGAAGAGTGAGGAGGCGGATCAATACTATCGGCGTCGGCGAATGAAGACAAAGCAGAAACGTCATCACCACTACCCCTAGTCTGCGCACTACGCCTCCGCCTGTACCCTATTTTGCGCAAGCGCGACGCGTCCGGGTCCTTCAACCCTTCGTAAAATTCTCGGTCTCTTTTTATCACCTTCAATCTTGACTTCATTAAACATGAATCTTTATTGCATTCTACAATAATTGGTTTATCATCATATCCAATAACTTCATAATAACTGCTTTTATCCGGTCTAGTTGTTTCGGACATTTTATATTATAATAATAAAATATTATAATTTTAATAAAAATATTTTATTATTATAATATTTTTTATTACTAAACATTATTTTATACGAAAATAATATATATTATTTTAAAATAACTAAAAAATAGTTTATCAAAAATAGGTTTTTTATTTTGTTACCATTTTACATAATAAAAATATAATTATTATTTTTGTGATTTTTTTATTTTTTTAAACGAAAGTCAAAAAATCTGAAATTGGACATTTTAAAAATGTCCATTTTTAATATATATAACATAATATAGAAAAATAGTTGATTTTTCACTTTTTTTTAGTTTTCTTATGTTAAAGGTTACAAAAAATAAAAAAAATGAAAAAAAAGTTGTTACCATGGAAAATTTTCAAAATTTTAAAAATATTTTTGAAATAGTGAGATGGTAATTTAGGATAACATAAAAATCCCAAAAAATCCCAAAAATATAAATGTTATTTAATTTATAATGTATTATGTTAATAAATTTATTATAAATTATAATAAAATTATTATGAATTATAAAAAATGATAAAAATGATAAACAAAAATCCTAAAAATCCCAAAATTTTATAAAAAAAGTAATTTAGGGATTTTTTTTTATCATATTATATAAATAAAATGGATAAAATGGATAATAAAAAATCCCCAAATTTAATTAATAATTTTTTTTGTGAAAAATGTAACTATAAAACATGTAACAAAAAAGATTTTAATAAACATTTATTAACCCAAAAACATAAAAATAAGGATAATGATAATAATTATCAAAAATCTCATTTTTATGTTTGTGAAAAATGTAATAAAAGTTATTTATATTTATCTGGTTTATCAAGACACAAAAAAAAATGTAATTTTGTAGAATTAAATAATAATGAAAATGGTATAATAGCATTAGAAAAAAATGATATTTCTAATAATGAATTAATATTATCAAATGATTTAATAATAAAATTAATAAATGATAATAATGAATTAAAAAATATAATTGTTAAACAACAAGCACAATTAGGAAAACAACAAGAGCAAATTAGTGAATTAATACCTAAAGTAGGAAATAATAATAATACACAAAATAATAAATTTAATATTCAAGTATTTTTAAATGAAAAATGTAAAGATGCTATTAATATGACTGATTTTGTAAAATCAATACAAGTTAGTATTGATCAATTAGATTTTACAAAACAAAATGGACTAGCAAATGGATTAAGTAAAACAATTATGGATAACATGAATAAATTAAGTCTTTATGAGCGCCCAATGCATTGTACTGATATAAAACGTGAAACATTATATATAAAAGATGAAAATGAGTGGACTAAAGATGCTTCAAAAGAAAAAATAAAAAAGGCAATAAAAAAAGCATCTGGAAAAAATTATAATGCATTACAAGATTGGAAAACCATAAATCCAGATTTTTTAAGTAATGATTCAAAAATAGATTATTTTACAAAAACAATAACTACAATAGGAAAACCCACAGAAACTATAGATAATAAAGTAATTAAAAATTTATGTAAAGAAACGTATATAAAAGATAATATAGAATGAAAATATTAACTTTTATATGGATTAATAATCATTTTTAATAATAATTATTTAATTATTTAAAATATATTGTTTTAATTCTTCAAAATAGAGAGAATCTGTATTATTTTGATTTTTTAATAAATCATTCAAATATTTTGAGAGACATTTATGCATTATATCAAAATAATCATAACTAAATAACAATTGAAAAAAAAACATATTTAATATTTCTTCTGGTGATTCTTTATTTGTTTTATCATTTAAAATTAATTCTTTCATAAATTCGAAGTGACTATTTTTTTTTGAGAGAATTTCATAAATAACTTTTAATTCTTCATTTTCTCCCATAAAATAAAATGTTTTTTTTATATTTTGTTGCAATATAAATTCGTCATATTGTTCCATATTAAATGCTTGTAATAATTGTATTTTATAACATAAATCACTATAATACTCTTCTTTAAAAGATCTATATGTTGTTAAAAACTCTGAATTATAACTAATAGACATATTGTAATTAAAGATAATATGTTTTTAATATTTATATAATTATTTTAAAATTTTATAAAAATAATTATATTTTTTTGAGAGATTTAATGTTTACTATCTTGGCTACGTGCAAATTCACGAGCACTCATACCACCTCTAACCCATCCTTCCATAGCATCACTTTCAATTTTATATGCACTGTTATCAATTGCTGTCTGTAAATCATCCATTAAAGGATAATTACGGTGTTCGCTAAAATTCATTTCCATAGTATTATTTACAGTTTTTTTATTTAAATCACATTGTCCTGTTCTAATTCTAAACTCTTCTTCAGGATCACCTAAACCTCTTCCTAAATATGGAACTGTTAAAAATGGACGACTATTTAATGTTAATTTACAAGCAGGACGACTTATATGTGTAAATTTAAGTTCATTATTGTCTTCAATTGCGCAACCTTTAACACCGCCTTCATATGCACCTTTATAAAAAACATTTGGCTGTGATAAAGCAAAATCCATTGCTTGGTTCATAGGACATGATGGATAGTAATTTTCTAAATGATGATTAGCACCATTCATATTTTGAATAGTTCTTTGATCAATTGATACATTATCATTGCCTATTCTAGACATAGAATCAAATGTATAGGGATATGCAGTTGTTTGACTCATTTATAATAGTTTAATATATTATTTTTTTTATAATATATTAAATTTAATATATTTTTATAATTTTAAATTTAATAAAAAATCAAAAATTATAACTTAAATTTATAAATAATATACTTAAATTACATATTAGTATGACGATATGTTGCTTTTAAACACATTTCTGTATCACCATCTTTACAAGATGCCATATTTCCATAACAAAATTGTGCAAAATCTTTTTGATTATTTGGGACTAAAGTATTTGGAGTAGTATAAAATTGTCTCATTGATTGTTCAAATTCAAATTTGTCTCCAGTATCTTTAAATAATTTTTCTTCTATTTTATCATCATTAAAATTTTTTTTAACAATATTTTGAACAGAAGTATTTATTTTTTCTTCCACTGCTTTATTATATGCAGGTGCAGCAGTTAATCTATTTGGGTTATCATTTATTTCTGGTAAATTTACATTCATTAATGGGTTTTTTGTAGTAGGATTTGTAAAATTATGTTTATATTTATCATAAAGTGCTTCATTACTAAAAGTTTCTTTTAATGATTTCTCTAAAAAATCATTATTTTGTTTTTTTAAAACATAATATATTATAATTAAAATTCCTAAAGTAATAATTCCTGTTATCAAAAGTTTAATATTATTAAATATTAACATTCCAAATAAAGTCATATAAATAACTAATCTACTTATTGCATTAATTTTTTGTTCGCGTTCCATACTTTCTTTTGGCCATATTTCTAATAATGTTTTTTTATCAAAAAAAACAGATGGATCGTTTATCCATAAATCTATTTTTTTATTATTAATATTTTTTCTTAAATTATTATCATAATCACATGATTGACAATTATTTTCATTTTTAATTACATCTTCATTTTTTTGCATCATTTATATATATTAATATTAATATATATATTGATAATTATTTTTATTTAACTATTAAAAAATAAAAATAATAAATATTTTTATAAATAATATAATTGCTATAATATTTTTATTATGTAAAAATTATATTATATAATCTTTCATGTGCTATTTTCATTGCTGCAGGTGCTCCTTTTTTATAAGAATTATTTGTATATAAATTAGAACTTCCACATATATTTGCCAATCTTATTGTAAGAGATATTACTTCACCGCTTTGTTTTTTATTTCTTACTGATTCATGTTGCCAATAATCATAACATTGTCCACCAAAAATTACAATTTGAGAATCAGTTGTATTTATTGTAAATTCTTTTCCACGTGGTGCATCTACAAAATTAAATTTTCTTGGAATAATATCATTTTCAGAAATAGTAATTAAAAGAACAATTCCTGTATTTTCATCTTGAGCATTATCATAATGTCTACCTAAACCCCAATTTGGTTTATGTCGCATTACTGCAACAGATTCAGGTATAAATAATTCTAAATTTGGAATATCCAAAATATTTTGTTTTTTTATAAATTCATATGCTTCATTTACTGCATTATACAATTCAGGATATGTTTTTTCAAATAATTTACGATTTTCCTTACCTTCATATTTTCCACTATGCCATCCATTATAATGGGCTGTTTTTGGAAATCGTTTAAATCGTTGCATCCATGGAAAATCACCATTTTCAGTATTTGGTACATCCGGTTCAATATTTCCATTTTTAGGATGGAAAAATTTCCACAATTTATCACGTGTTTCTTTTGACAACCCATTTTCATAAATATGTAATCCTTCCGGTTTTTCAATTTTCCATGGTTTTGGAAAATCTTTCAAACAAATATTTCCTTTATTCAAATTTGAATTATTTAAATGAAAAAGTTGTAATTCAAGTTTTTCTATTCTCTCTTGTAACGATTGCATAATTGTTCTAATTTATAATTTTAATATTAATTAAAAATTATAAATCAATTTTTTTTACAAAATTTTGCAATTTTTTTTTTATACTCCAAACTGTTAATTTATAATAAATTTTTATAATTTACTTTTTTTATTTACTTTTTTTATTTACTTTTTTTTATTTACTTTTTTCTTATTATTTGATTTTCTTTTTTTATTTTCTTCATTATTATTTTTATTTGTAGATGAAGTTTCAAGGTTTTGTTTTTTTATAATATCATCTATAAAACTATTATTTGATGCAGTTTCTTTTTTCAAATTTTGCATTTGTTCCATTAATGATACTAGATTTGAATTTAAATCATTTAAGTTACTTGGATTTTCATTTATATTTTTATTTTCTTGTTTATTTTCACTATAATTAGCAGAATAAGTTGTTCCATTATTTTTATTTTGTTCTGCTTTTTTTCTCATACGTTCTTTCATTTTAGACATTTTAATATTTTGATCCATCATACTTTGAAATGCATTATTGTTAAATTTTCCACCTTTTGGCATAAATTGATCCATATTCATAGATTTAAATAATTGTTCCATATTACCCATTCCGGGCATATTTTTCATATTTTTAAAAATACTACTGGCCTCTTCTAATAATTCACTTTCTTTAATAGAACCATCTTTCATTTTAGTATCTATTTTTTTGCTAATATTATTTACAAGATTCATAAGATTAGATGGATTTTTAAATAATTTTTTAAATACATCACCTACATCATTAGCATTTTCTAAGTCAATATCTAAATCTTTACTAGTTTCTTCTGCTAATTCTTTTGCAAGAGATCCAATTTTACCATTTATTAAATTATTAATATGTGAAAATATTTCTTCGCTATCTGGTAATGGATTAGAAGAATTTGATGAAGAATCTTCATTTAAACCCTGTTTCATTGATTCAAACATTTCAGGTAAATTAAGAGATATATCCGAGAAAATATTATTTACATTCATACCGGATAAATCACTTAAATCTGGAAAATTTGATCCAGACATATCATTATTTGGTTTTTTAAAATTAAATAAATCTTCCATGCCTCTAATTGTGCTTTGTAATTTATCTTTAAATTCATCACTATTAATGGCTTCAAAAAGTTGAGCATTTGCACCAAATGAATCTTTATTATCTATTGATGTTACAATATTAAATAATATAAGTTGTAAATATTTCCACAATGTTTCTTTTGTTTTTTCACTAGTATCATCATAATATAATGCTTTAAATTCTATTTGTGGAAAAAATGTTGTGTCTATATTTGAATATTCATCATTATCTTGATTTTTAGTAGAATTATTTAGAAAAATATCTTCATTTTGATAAATAATATCAAAAAAACGTTTTGGAAATTTTTCTTTGCAATAATTGTATATATTGTTTAATGATGTAATAAAATCTTTATTTAAAATTTCTAAATCAATAGATTCTACATATTCATCTATATCATTTTCATTATTATAATTAGGTAAACAATAATTTATAATATTTTGATAATCTTTATTATTTTCTATAATATTTCCTAATTTATCATTAAAACATTCGTTTAAATCAATAATTAAATCTTTGAAAATTTTATAAAAATTTAATAAAATAATAGCATTTTCTTTTGTTAATTCATTATTATGTTTTTCATTATTAATATTTGTGTCAATATTTGATTCAAGAGTAGCAGCCATGACAATAATAAAAATATTATTATAACTTTAAATAATTAAATAATATTATTAATTATTAATTAATATTATTATTTAATTTATAAATTTATTGTACATTATTTCTTGCTGTTTCATAATCTTTATAATTTTGTTCATTTACTTTATCAGGAACATAATCATCAGGAGGTGTTTCTATTTTATCATTATAATTAATAGTAGCATAACTATATAATTGTCTCATCCCTCCATTTCCTTTTGCTGATAGATCATCACTATTTTGATCCAAAAAACTAAAATTATCAGAAACAACACCAGAAAATCCTGTATCTATTGCAAATGCAGAAGGTTCTCCATTAAAATTAGTGGCTTTTTGTTCTGCAATTTTTTCAACTGGTTTTAAATATTCTAATATTTGATTACCAACTAATACTTTATAATTATCATTTATTAGTAAAATAGATGGAACTGATGTAATTGTATTTGGAAGAATAATTTGTTGATTATTTTCTAATACAACATAAATAGAACCATTTTTTTCAATTCGTTTATCTATGCATATAAAATGAATATTGTTTTTAATATCAGATTTAGAGATTTTAGATAATAATTGTTTACAATTTTCACAAAAATTACTATAATATAATATAGTACTCATAATAAATTTAATATAATTATTTATAATTAATTATTTATTTTTAACTTATTAAAAAATAAATAGTTTTAAAAACCATAAATTTTTAAAAAATTGATACTAAATAATAATATTTTAAAATAATAAAAAAACATTGTTATATTAATATTATGAATTCTTCTGCTAAAATTAGTAATTTGGATGAAAACGATGATGTCTTAAAATTTACATTAAGCGGTGTTAATGTAAGTTATGCTAATTCAATTCGACGTATTTTACTTTCAAACATTCCATGTGTTGTATTTAAAACTCAACCTTATGAAGAAAATAATGTTAATATTACTGTAAATAATACACGATTAAATAATGAATTATTAAAACAACGAATTAGTAGTATACCAATTCATGTAGAAGATTTAGAAGGATTTCAGGTAGAAGATTATATTGTTGAATTATCAAAAAAAAATGATACTACAAATATTATTTATGCAACTACAGAAGACTTTAAAATTAAAAATATTAAATTAAATCAATATTTAGATACAAATGAAGTTCGCCAATTATTTCCACCTGATAAAATTACAGGTGATTTTATTGATATAGTGCGTCTAAGACCTAAATTAAGTGAATCTATGGAAGGAGAATCATTAGTTTTCGATGCAAAATTAACTATTTCAAATGCTATGGAAGATGGTGTTTTTAATGTAGTTAGTACATGTGCATATGGAAATACATTAGATGCTGCAAAAATAAAAGAAGTCTGGGAAACAAAAGAAAAAGAATTAACACAACAACATAGTAAAGAAGAAATTGAGTTTATGAAAAAAGATTGGTTATTATTAGATGCAAAACGTATTTTTGTAAAAGATAGTTTTGATTTTACTATAGAAAGTATTGGTATTTATAGTAATTTTAAATTAATTGAATTAGCATGTGCAATTTTAATTAAAAAATTATATAATACTCTTGAATCATTAAAAGGAAATAGCGATCTAATTAAAGATGCATCTGATACTATGGAAAATAGTTATATTATTACACTAGAAAATGAAGATTATAGTGTTGGTAAAATTATTGAATATTGTTTATATCAAAAATATTTTGAAGATAAAAAAGATTTAAACTATGTTGGATTTCTTAAAAAACATCCACATGATACTTTCAGTATTATTAAAATAGCATGCAAAGAAATTAATTCTAAAGATGATATAATTTTTATGATAGAAGAATGTGTTAATTATAGTGTAATTTTAATAAATTCAATTCGCACCTATTTTAGTAGTGAATAAAAATTCTTCTAAATAGTAATAATAAAAAAATAATTATTTATATTTTTAATTTTTAAAATATAAATAATGGAAATATGATAATAGATTAACTACAGTTAATGGATTTTTTACTAGAATGTTAATCAGATAATTATTAAGTGATGATTGTTTTTAACATACACTAACTTCCATTTCTGTTTCACTCATAGAAACAGGAGTATTACTTGGATTATCAATAACAGTAAACTCTTCATTATCATTATTACTATCTTTGTTATTATAATTACTATAATTAATTAAAAACATTTGTTGCGCAGGATGTAATGAGTTTACATAGTCAATAACAATTTTTTTATCAATTGATTTATTTTGTGGTTTTAATTCATTTTTAAATTTTTCATGTAGTTTATACATATGATTTTTATATTGAAATTCATATTCTTTTAATGGTTTTTCCTTTCTAATAAAACAACTAATATAATTAATAAATAGTTCATTTGTATAATTATATGTTAATTGCTTGAATTTATTAAAAATAACATTATGTTCGGGATAATATTTTAGAAATTCTTTCACCTTATTTTCTTGTTTTAAACATAAATAATTATATTGTAGTTTTGGTTGATTTCCCCTAAGTTTACGTACAATTTCATAATTATTATTACGAATTTTTGTTCGTGTTCCATCATTATTATAAATCATACAACCAACACAATAATAAGGAATATTTTCTCCATTATAATAATTTTCAATATCTTGATAACTGGAAATAGTATATTTATTAACAAATTTAATATTAGTGTTTAAAAAAATATAAGAAGGAGTACTGATGAATTCTTGTAAATTTAATTCATTAATAATAACATCTTTCGTTAGATCATTTAGATCATTTTTAATTTCATAAACTTTTACTAAATAAACAAGAGGCATTGGTGATGGTGTAACAATGCGATTAAATGGATGTTGCATTACAAATGTATAACAAAAACGTCTATCAAGAGTATTTAAATTAAAATTATTCATATTACAGGCTTCAAAAAACATAGTTCTGAATGTTGCATTGTAATAATTATTATGATAATTATTGTTATCAAAATATTGAAAATTTTTTACATCATTAAAAAATATAATATTACCACCTACACATGATCTTGTAGAAATTTCCCATGTTTCATTAATAGTATCAAAAAATACATTAATCATTGTACCATCAATAAAATCTTCAACATAACAATTACTAGTATCTTGATTAATATTTTTAAATATATTATAATCCATTGATTTACATGGACTATATGCAACAACTTTATTATCTCTAACTACAACAGAACGATATTTAGAAATTATATTAAATTTTTCAATATCAGTGGATTCATACTTTTTTAGTTTTTCTTTGTTATATTTAATAATCATATATTCAACATTATTAAATGTATATTTTTTAATAATATAATCATCATCCTGATTATTTAAAATATTATAAACATTAATTGTTTTATTAGATGAATACATAATTAATACTAATATTCTATATATTAGTATAAAATATTCTTTAACTTTTTTTAATAATATTTTAAAATATATTAATTTTATATTGAATTAATAATATATTATAATTATAGTATAAATATATTATAATGAATGAGGATTCAAATCAAGAATTAAATATAGAAAAAGACAGTGAACAAATTTTTGACATACAATTAGGTGATATTATTCAATTAAATGCTCCATCTAATATGGATTTACATGATAAACAATTTTATATAAAATTTATAAATAATAATAAAATAGAACTTTTAAATGATGAAAAAACAGTAACATTAGAAATAAGTGAAGATGGTAATTTTTTAGAAGAATCTATTGAAAATATAATTATTTTATATAGAAATCCAAGTCCAAGTTATATTGTTCAAAACAATTTAAATATTAATTCTAATATTTCTATTTATTTTGGAGAACCTCTTCCAAAAATATTAAATGGAAAAATTACTAATATTGAAGAAGATATGATGGAAGTTACATTATTTCCAAGTAAAGATATTATTTATATAGATTTTGGATATTCTGGTATTCCAGAAAATTTAAATATTGAAAAAATTGTAATTAGAGATAGTGCAGCAGATGAATTAGAATTAAAAGAAGAAAATAAAGAAGTAACAGAAGATAATGAAGCAATTTATTTAAATATTGATAATAATGATGGATTAGATAATGATTTATTATTTAATACATATGCAGAAAAATTAGATGAAGAGTTGAATGATAGTATTGATTTTGATGAAGACGAAGAATTTGAAGATGTACAAAATGTATATGTTTCTGAAGATGAAAAACGTTATAGTTTAGAAGATCAAATTAATGACTATATAGACAGTAGAATGAATGAAATTAAAAAAGAAGATTTAAATAATAATATGAAAAATAAAATTAATTTGGAAGCATTAAGATTTAATGAATTAAGAAAATTAAATTCTGATTTTGATGAAAATTATAATGCAAATAAACCTGAATTACACAATGAATATTATAAACCCTTAAAAGAGGTTATAAAAAAATTAAATAAAAAATTATATTGGTTATTACCTGTTTCAAATAATAAAAAAATTTTATTTGATAAAAATTCAGAAGATGAAGTAAATAATGATGATATAATAAATATGAAAAATGGAGAATTTATAGAAAAAATGGTTGAAATTGTTGATAAATGGTCAGAAAAATCATCTGTTAAAAATGTACAAAATTATAAAAAATTTATTAATGATTTAATTAATATTTGTGAAACATCTATTCCAAACTTTGAAGAAACTAGTATGAATATTGAAGTCAACACTCAAATAGATGTTATTAACGATTTATATAACAATTTTTATAGTTATGTTGTTAAAAATTCTATAATAAGTGAAGATAGATTTGTTATTGATGTATTTAACAATGGTCTTAAAATGCTAGAAATAGATAATCAAAATAGTAAAAAAATAACAAAAGAAAAAATATTAACATTAAATGATAAATTATCATGTATATCATTTTTAACACTTCCATTACCTGTTTTTAATTTTTCTAAAATAAATATGGAATATACTAGTATATATGAAAAATCTAATTTATCACTAAATTTTTTAAACTATTCAAGTTTTTTAAATAATTTTACAAATGTAAATAATTATACATTGGATGATAATAATAAAATTAATTTTATTGATAGTCATGTAAATATTCATAATGATAATTTATTTGACGCTATTAATTCATATAATGTTGGTGAATTAACTCTTGAAAATAGTGAAAATAAACTTGAATTATTATTAGAATCATTTATTCCTACAAAAATGAAATTAATTGCTAAAATATTTGAAAATTATAAAATAAATAATTTTAGTGAATTAATAAATATAATACAATGTGCAAATATTGATATAGATAATTTACATGAAAACGATTATAAATTAATAAAATCTTTATTTAATAAAAATTTGGATTTTTATAAAAATGAATTTATGACTAATAGAGATTTGATAAATAAAATATTATCTAGTTATGATTATTCGGGTGATATTACAAAAGATAATTATTATGGATTTAATCTTTTAAATAAAGAAACAAAAGCAGATGTTTTTGAATATTATTCAATTGATGATAATTATCAATACAATTCACATGAAGAATTATATAATAGATTTATTAAAATAGATAATGCAAAATTTTTTATGAATGCTCTTAATAAAAATATTATGGATTTAATTGTTTCAAATCTACTAGAAAGTTTTATAAAACAAAGCAAAGATTTAAATAAAAAGGAAGTATCACAAGAAAATGATGATATTGATAATTGTGAGAAATATTTTTTAAGTAAAAAATATAATTCTATATCTGACTTAGAGTCAGATAATAATAAATTAACATATTTTGATTCTATTTATGATAAAACTTTTTATAGTATATTAAATGATTTTGAAAATGAAAAAACTAGTATGGGAACAAAAGAATTTTTTGAATTTTTAACAAATAAAATAATGGAGATTATGAATTATACAAAGAAAAATGCATTACGTGAAGCAAAAGCAATAATGGAAGAAAAACGTGAAATAATTGATGGTGATTATGCAGTTTTAATAGATAATGAAAGCAAAAAAAATTATATTTATATTAGAAAAAATAATATTTGGGAATTGGATGATAAATTTAAGGATGCATTTTATATTGACTCTAATAAAATTTTTTGTGATAGTTCAAAAGAATGTATTTCCGATGGAGAAAATTGTTTATCTGGTGATAAAATAAATAAATCTGAATTCAAAAAAGATGTAGATAAAATATTAGAAAATTTTGAATATAAGTATAATTTGAGTATTGAAGAAATAAAAGGTAAAGTAAATGATAGTTATGAAATAGCTAAAAAATATATAAAAAAAATGAAAATAATAAATAAAAATATAGATGAAAAAACAAATAATATTTTATTAAAATATGACAATGAATTAGAATTAAATATTATCCAATCACCATATCAAGAATTAAGAGATTTTATTTTATCAATCCAAGATTTTTCAAAAAAACAAGAATATATACGATTATTTTGTTTAAAATTTACAAGAAATGCAATAAATAGTGAAGAAGAACATTGGTTATATTGTAATAAAACAAATGTTAAATTATTTCCTAAATTTTTACTAAAACTAGCAAATGCTTTTATATCAAGTGATAATTATTTAATTACATTAGATACTATATGCGCAGAACAAGGAACAATAAGCGATGATAACAATTATTGGGTAGATAAATATAGTGGCTATATTATTAAAAGAATAGATTTTAGTAGTGATGAAGGATATGATGATCAAGGTTTTAAGTTAAATACAAAAGAAATAATTGAAGGGGAATATGTGATGGATAATAATCCTAAATTATTTAATCCCGATATAAATGTTATTACTATGTTATTAAGATCAATATCACAACAAATAGGTATAAATATAAGCAATCATTATGAAATGATAATAAATAATATAGTTAAAATACAATCATCAAATGTAGTAAATAAAGAACAATATGAAAAAATGGTAAGAGCAAATAAAAAAAGTGAAAAATCAAAACAACTTCCACCATATGAAGATGTTTATAACTTATCATTATTATTACTTACACTTGTTTTTATTGTTATTGCTATACAAATAAATATTCCATCGGTAAAAACAAAAAAAACATTTCCTGGTTGTATTAAATCATTTAAAGGATTTCCTTTATATGACAATGAAGATAAATCTAGTATCACATATATAGCATGTGTTGCTAGTAAAATGAAAAGTTCTATAAAACCATGGAATACTATTTTAAAAATGTCAGAGTCAACTATTAGTAAGAAAATGGATGCAATAATAGAAAAACATATATTAACGAATCAAAATATTCTTGAGTTATTTGAAAAAAAAAGAAAATATTTAATAAATGAAAAAGAAAATGAATTACTTGAAAAAGAATATTCTTTAGAAAATTGGAATACTTTTATGCCACCATTAAAAAAAATTAATATAGATAGTAAAGTATTAGAGCCATTGGGTGATGATTTTAAAGATGAATTATTAGAAAATATTACAAAAGGAAAAAGTAATAATTTTATAGATATTATTGAATCAAAAATAATATATTTATCAAATGCAATTATTGAAAGTATACAAACAATTGTTGCAAAAGAAGCAATATTATTGGAATCAAAAAGCGGTGAACCATACTTAGAAAATGCTTGTTGTAATAATATTAATAACGCTATTAATTATTTTGTTTCAAAAGATAAAAGTATACATGAAAATAATAAATTAATTAAAAATTACAACAATTTGCTTATAAAACTTAAAGATTTAAAAAATCCAAAAATTTTATATGATTCAAATAATACTAATTTAGAATTGCCAAAAATAGAACATAATTTTTCTGAAGAATTAATTTATAAAGCATTTATATATTATTGTAATTTTGAAAATAATATACCGATAGATGATGAATTAAAAAATGTTTGTATGAATAAACCAACACCATATGATAATAATTTAATAATTAAAGAAAAAATAGAATTATTAAAAGGCGAAGGAAAAGTATATAGTAAAAATAATTTAGATGAATTATTAGAAATAATTAATAAAAGAAATTTAAAATTTTTAAATAATAATCAAAATACAATAAATAATGTAGAAAAAATAAGATTATTAATTGAAGGTTATGAAGATTTAGAAGATATATATACATTAGATGAACAATTATTAAATAAATTTAAAGACTTAATAGAAAACTATGGTTATGATTCTTCTAAAGAAAAATTAAAAGACTTAAAAAATTATTTTTTAACTTCTAATTCTGTAATGAAAGACGCTATTTTAAATTTTGCAAAAAATACACAAAATTTTTCTAAAAAAGATTACAATATTTTACTAGAATTGACAAATTTTAATATTGATAAAAATAATTATTTATTTTACAAAGAATATGTAAAAAATTTTTTATTAACATTTCCAAATATAATAATAAATAAAAATATTAATTATTCAATGCCTCCAAAACATTGGCAATTATCAGAATTACATAATAATGATGTATTAAATATTGTTAAAAAATATTATGAAAAATTAAATTCATTTGAAATTAGTGATGAATTTTATATTTTATATAATATTGTTTATAATAAATGTAAAATATTGTTAGAAATGATAGAATTTGTTATATATTATGAATCAAATTACTTTTCAGAAGAAATAATAGCAAATAGTATATTTGATGAAGAATTAATAAAATATTTCTTAACATTTTGTTTTACATCTATATTTTATGAATATGTAAACAATATAAATAACGATAAATTTAAACTAGAAATTTTAGAAAATGAAAAATATAATAAAGATGAATTTGGTAAACAAATTTTATTATTTTTGTTAGAAAGTTATGGTGTAATGAATAATCATAATAAATTATTAAATTTAAATTATAAAAAAGTCAAAGAAAAAGTATTGATTTCAAAAGAAAAAGAAAAAGATTTAATAACAGATTATTTACGTAATTTAACAGACGAAGAAAGAGAACTTGAAAATTTATTTAAAAATAATAAATTGGAAAAATGGAGTAAAGGATTACAAAAAGGAATTACACAATATGTAAAAGAAAATTATGATGAAGAACGCGAAGCAATGGAAAAACAAGCATTAAAAGAAAAAATGTTGAATAAAAAAAATGAAGTTACAGATATGAATAAAGAAATATATATGATGGACTTAGATGAAGAAATGGCAAGAAATGAAGAAATGGATGAAGAAGTAAATAATATGGATAATATTCCAGACGATGATGATATACCAAGTGATTATGAATATGACTATTAAAAATAACTATTTTAAATTTTAAAAATATTTTAAAATAGTTTAAAGATTGTATTATAATTATAACTATAAAATGTATTCTACACTTTTATACTCAATCCTAATTTCATCATCTTATGCATTTGTACCATCACCAAAAATTAAAACATTTAGATATGTTGGGTCTACAAAACCATTTGAAAATTTTGATCCACTAAATATTTTAAAAGATAAAAGTGAAAATCGTGTAAAATTTACACGTGAAGCAGAACTTCAACATGGTCGTCTTGCTATTATCGGAACAGTATCTATTCCTATTTTAGAACATTTAGATAAGCATTCATCTGTTCTTGGAATTAATTATCTATCTTCTATGGATGCGTATCATCAGGCTCCATTTTGGTTAGGTGTTGCTTCATATGAAGCAGTTAGAATGGGTAGAGGTTGGACAAATCCATTTACTACAAATACCACCTTTAATCTTCTAGAAAATTATCAACCTGGAAATTTAGGTAATTATGATATGGATAAAATTGAAGATTCTCTATTAAATAAAGAACTAAATAATGGAAGACTTGCAATGATTGCTTTTCTTGGAATTCTTACACAAGAACTAGTAACGGGACATAGTGTTTTTTAGTTTATTTAATTCGAAAATATTTATAAAAAAATATTAAATATTAAATATAAAATTTATTATTAAAAATTGTTTTATAATAATAAATTTAATATAATATTCTATATAATAATTAATTATGTTGAGACAATTTATTCAAAATAATATAAATTTAACAACTATTGTTTTATTTTTATTTTTTTTTATAATTTTAATAATTACAAAACCTGGTTTTATTTTTGATAAAAGAGGTAGACCTCGCGAATTTGGTTTAGGATATAAAAATAAAACGGTAGTACCTATATGGTTGGCTATAATAATTTTAGCAATATTTTCATATTTAATAGTTTTGTATTATTTGAATTTAAATAAATTTTTGATGTAATATTTATATATCTTATTCATATTCTTCATCTTCTTCATTATATAATTGTTGTATTTCGGCTGAAGTAGATTTAACTGTTTTATCGCATTGTTGATTTATTATATTATTAAAACTAATAGATGCTATTAATGTTCCTGCTAAGAAATACCATATAATTTTACCAATTAAATGTTTAATATTTATTAATTTAAAAAGTTCAATTTCATTTTTACCCATACTATTTGGATTTAATGCGGATGAAGTAGTTATATTTTCTGCTTGTAATTTTTTTATAAATTCAATATATTCAGTATGTCTAATATCAAATTCATTTATAAATTCTGACGTATTATTATCGATTTTTTCTATTGCTTTTTTTACACTTGAATCATTATTATTCAACATTTCTTTAAGAACTTTTTCTGCACCCAATAAATTTACTATAAAATAACCAATAGTATTTGAAAATGGTCTTACCCAACCTGAAAAAATTTCTAATAAAAAATATAATATTCCAAAAATTATTATCCATGGTAAAAATGTAGAAAAAAATACACTATTGTAATCTATAGAATCAGAATTATTACATATTTCTTTAGATATATTTAAATTAATAAAATACATTCCTATTATTAAAATAATTACATAGGCTATTATAAAAATGTTATTATTACTATTTTCAACTACATGTTCTATACTAGAACAAGATGTAATATTATATATATTTAATATTAAATATAATATTGATATAACAAAGAAAAAAATCATAGATTTTGTTGGAGTTGGTGTTGTATTTTCAGACATTTATTTTAATTATATTTATATGTATAATTTATTTTTATAAAATAACATTAATTAATAAAAAATAATAATTATGGAATTAAAAAAAATAGGAGATTATTTAAATGTTGATAGTTTATTTATTGGAAAAACGGAAGAAAATATAAATAAACCAAAGTTAGTACAAAATACTACAAAATATTTTTTAAATTCTGTTTTAAAAGAATGTCATAAAATAAAAGAATCAAATTATAATTTATTTTATAATATTTCTATGTTTATAATATTTTTTTTAATATTGGGTAGTATTTTATTTTACAAATATAAAGGAAATAAAACAAAAGAAGAAAAATATCAAGAAAATATAAAAAATAAACAATATATTATGTCTAAATTAGTTTATTATAATAAACAAAATTTAGAAAATAATCAACGTATTAGAAATAATATGATAACAAATTTACCAGATTATGGAAATCATCCCGAAGCAAATATATTACATAAAAAAGTATATTTTTAAAACAATAATTTTGTTAATTAATTTTAATATATAAAGTATTAATATATATTAAAGTTATAAATAATGTCAAAAGATTTGAAAAATGAAAAAAATGATTATTTAGATAATATAAAAAAATTTTATAGTTTAAAAAAAAAAGATGCAGAAATGAAAGAAAACTATAAAAAAAAATTAATGAAAACAAGTGACTCTATTGAAACAAAAAAAAAATTATTAAGCAAACAAAAATTTAAATGTGTAAATTGTGGTAAAGACGGTTCAACAATTTTTTTAGAAACATCTGAAAGTTTAAAAGCAACATGTGGTAATATTAATAATCCATGTGAATTAAATATAAATATAAAAAAAAATAAAAAACAAAATATTTTAAATAATTTAAATATTATTGAAGAAGAATTAAAAATAACAAAAAAAAATATTACATTAACCAAATTAGATTATTTATTTAAATATATAGAAGAAGATTATGCTGTAGAAAAATTTGAAGAATTAAAAAATAATTTATATATAAAACAAGAAGAGTATAATAAGTTATTAACTTACTATAATGATATAACAGAAAATAAAGAAAAAAATCAATTATTACATGAAAAAATGAATGAATTATATACTATTATTGGACAATATAAAGAATATATACAACTTTTTAAAGATAGTGAAGATCGTAAATTTTTAAAAGATGCAATTAATATATATATTGAAAAAATTATTAAATTAAATACTAAAATAATGGAATTAAAATATAAAATAAATTTAGTAGAAACACATGAAGAAAAAAATTTTTTATATCAAAAAAAATATAATTTAGATGAATTTGATTTATCTAGTATATAATAATTATCTAATTAATATATAAATATGAATATTTTTAAAATTATTAATTTAAAAGTTTTTCTTATAAGTTTATTTTTAGGTCTTTTATTTATTTATTTAAATGATGATAAAAAAAAAATAAATGTTTTTCCTACTCCTTCTAATATAAATGATATTGAATATAAAGACAAAGCAGATAATTGTTTTGAATATGTTATGGAAAGTATTGAATGCCCTTCAAATGAAAAAGAAATAAATCATATACCAATTCAATAAATTATATAGTTAATAAATAATTACTATTTTAAATAATATAAAATATTAATATATATTAACAGTTATTACATTAAATGTTAGGAAAAGGATTAAATAGAGTAGTTCAAAATATAATGTATACAGATAGAGGTAGATTTATATTATCCATTATTCTTGGTCTGGGATTAGCAACAATATTTAGAAATTATTGTAAAGGGAAAAATTGTTATGATTTTATTGGGCCAAAACAAAAAGAAATAAAAGACAAGGTTTTTTCATTTGATTCAAATAATAATCAATGCTATATTATGAGAGAAAATACTGTAAATTGTAATAAAAATAAAAAAATTGTAAATTTTAGTTAATTTAAATACTTTTCTTATTTATATTATTTATATAAAATAATTAAAATATTATTTAATTTACATGAATATTCAAGCGATTTATTAATTGTAATAATATATAAAACAATGTAGCAAACAATGCACTATTAAAAAAATAACCATATAAATTAGGATTTCCATCATCGCTAAATAAAGAAGGAATCAATTTTTTTAAATTTTTTTTAAATACTGGTAATTGAAATAAAAAATATAAAATACAAACCAATAAAGGCAATTGAAATTCTCCATAAATTAATTCTAAAGAATCAATACTATTTTGTATTCTGTTATTTTCTTGAATTAAATGTTCCGGTGTTTGCATATTATTTATATAATCTTCATGAGTTGGGGGTGGTGGAACATAATTTGGTTTTATTTCCACATCATTATTAACCTGTGTGGGATTTGATGGAATATCACGTGATGGTAAACTAGTTGCTCCTTGAGAACTTGCTTGTTGTAATTGACTAATTAATTCATTATAATTATTATTTCCTTCTTGCTGGCGTTGAACATTTTGAGATCCTTCATTTTGTTGAATATGAGGATTTTGCATAGGCATTTGCATTTGGCTATTTGCTTCGTTTATTGTTTCATTTTTACTAATAACAATATTATTCATAGAAGTTGTACCCATCATATTAGCATTTTGAGGAATATTTTCTATAGAATTAGAAATTTGATTGCTTGATGGAAGTTGACTGATTGATGTAACTCCATTATGTTCCATACTTTATTTAATATTATACTAAATAAAGTATTTAAATTTTTATTGATTTACGCATTAATAAATAATTTTAAATTTTTTTTATATTTATTTGTGCCTCTTTTGCTAAATTATCTACCAATAAGTCATTTTTATAATCATTTATATATTTAATTTCACAAATTCCACATGATACCATTAATTTCATACAATTATAACAAGGATAATGTGTAATATATGCAGTACATTTATCACTTGATACTCCACGCTTAGCACAATCAGTAATAGCATTTTGTTCTGCATGAATTGTTCCAATATTATGATTATCTTTTATAATCATTTTATGTTCACAACCAGCAATATAACCATTGTAACCCTGGGCAATAATACGATTATCTTTAATAAACATACAACCAACATGTAGTCTTTCACAAGAAGATCTTGTTGCAGTTGTTTCTATCAATTGTTTGAAATACTGATCCCACGATGGACGATCATGTAATAATGTCATTATTTGTAGTTTGTTATTTAATATTTTATTATTTTTATATAAATTTTATAAAAATAATAAAACAATTTTTTAAAGGAGACTATTTAATTAAATAATAAGTTAATAACATTTGTCCTATGGCAGTATAACACCATATTGCTGGTTGTTCATGTATGTTATTTGTTAATAAATAACCCAAATATGGACCTGTTAATATCATTGCCATAATAGGTTTTAATTGAAGAATTGTTAAAACAGGTATAACCCACATAAAGAAATGTAAACCAATACTTGGTGTAAACCAACCTTTTCCAGGGGCACGTAATCTTATATTCCAAGCAATATGTTTATTGCCTGAAAATGCACACGTTTTTTTACCACATAAAGGTTCGTTCTTATTATCACATAATTCATTATCTTTAACAAAAAATAATCGACTTAATAATAATAAACCGGCAAAAAATGACATATATATAAATGTAAAATTTGGTTTTTTAGTAAAGGCAAACAGCCATAAATTAAAAAACAATGGTTGAAAACATATATGAATGTAACCAAGATTTGTTAAAAAAATATTATAATTATTATTGCATTTATTAATTACCTTATATTGAAAAAATTGTATTATTTCCATAAGCGAAAAATATCCTATCCCAATAGATGCATAAATATTTTTTTTATAGAAATATAAACTTGATAAAATACCTGTTAAACCTATTGTTAATGAAATATTTTCAGAAAAACACATATTATATGTATATATATAATATACATATAAATAAAATTAATAAATAAATTTTTTAAATAATCGCGTGTGGGACGATTTTCCTACTCTATACAGTAGGAATAAATTCCCATTCTAATTCTTCACATATTTTCTTCCAAATTTGATCTTGTTCAATTCTTTTTTCACGATCTTTCAACATAGGAAAAAATGGTAAAAATTTATCTTCATTTAATAATTCACATAATTTATATAATGTATAATAATAATTTAAAAAATTAACTCGATCTATTGGACAAAATTTTGCATATGGTTTTTGTATTTCCATAAATAAATTACATAAAGTATCTTCTAATTCTGGAGTCATTACAGGTGGTCTAATTCCAAGTTTATCTTTTATATAAGGAATATGTTCATAATATTTATTGTATCCAAGATTTTTAAGTATTTCTTTTGTTTTTTTATTAGTAAGATCTTTTAATTCTATTCTCTCTTTTTTAATTTGATTTTTTATATTTTCAAATACTTCATCTGGTATATGAGTACTTTCTTTTGCTTGAAATTGTGCTAATATTTCTCTTAAATGATTAATTCTTTTATATGCATAAAAACATACTTCTTTTGGTGGTTCTTTATATGATGGTTTTTCATTTTCTATTAAATATTTCATTGTTTTTGAACAATTATTGCAAATACAAATTCCTTCAGATTCAACATATATCATTTCTCCTTTTCTACAAAATTTACAAATATCAGAATCAAAACAAAACTGATCATAATTAACCAGTTTATTATTAATATTATAAAAATATTTATCACTACTGGTTGAATTCAAATTAATACTAGATTCTTTTTTTATTTCAATACTTTCACTTGATATATCATTATTTAAATTAAAAAATAAATTTATTTTATTACTTTTATTTGTTATTTCTTCTTTTGATTTATTTTCTTTTATTTTATTATCAAATTCTATATTTTTTTTTTCTTCAAAATATTGGAATATATATTTTGAATTATTTAGATAATATTCTTTTTCATTTTTTTCTAAATTATAAATTTTATTTTTATAATCTCTGATTTTACTTTTTAATATTTCTCTTTTTTCCATATTTTTTTTTAAATCTTTTAAATTAATTAATAAATTTTCTAATTTTTCAATTTCGCTTTTATATTTAGGAATAACTAATGTATTGTTTTTATTAAAAGATGTTATTATTTCATTATGTTTATTGTCTAATGTAGTGTTATTTTCAAAATTTTTTTTCATTTTTAGTTGTATTACTATAATAATTAAATATGATTTAATATTAATTTTTTTGTAAATATTTAAGAATTTTTTAAAAAATTTTATTTTTAATTTAATTTAAATTAAATTTCAAATTTTTTTTCTTTTATAATATTATAAAAAAAATATGGCTGGTGGACTTATGCAATTAGTTGCCTATGGCGCCCAAGATGTTTACCTTACTGGTAATCCCCAAATCACCTTCTGGAAAGTAACCTACCGTCGTCACACTAACTTCGCTATGGAATCAATTGAACAAACATTCAATGGCCAAGCTGACTTCGGTCGCCGTGTTACTTGCACCATCTCCCGTAATGGTGATTTAGCTTACCGTACATACTTACAAGTTACACTTCCAGAAATTGGCCAAGGATTAAACACTGATGGTGTATATGCCAGATGGTTAGATTTCCCTGGTGAACAATTAATCTCGCAAGTTGAAGTTGAAATTGGTGGTCAACGCATTGATCGTCAATATGGTGACTGGATGCACATCTGGAATCAATTAACTCTTTCCAAAGAACAAGAACGTGGTTACTACAAAATGATTGGTAATACCACCCAATTAACATACATCACTGATCCTAACTTTGCCAATGTTGATGGTCCCTGTGCTGCTAACGGCGTCCGTCAAGTTTGCGCTCCCCGTAATGCTCTCCCAGAAACCACTTTATATGTTCCCCTTCAATTCTGGTACTGCCGTAACCCAGGTCTTGCTCTTCCATTAATTGCTTTACAATACCACGAAGTTAAAATTAACTTAGATATTCGCAATATTGAAGAGTGCTTATGGGCTGTTGACGGATTGACCAATAGTAGCAAAGTCAATGATGCTTACAAACAATCATTAGCTGCTGCTTCGCTCTATGTTGACTATATCTTCTTAGACACCGATGAACGTCGTCGTATGGCCCAAAATCCACACGAATACTTAATTGAACAATTACAATTCACTGGTGATGAATCGGTTGGTTCCTCGTCGAACAAAATTAAACTCAATCTTAACCACCCTTGCAAAGAATTAGTCTGGGTTGTTCAACCAGATGCCAATGTTGACTATTGTGCTTCATTAATATCGGGCAATGAATTAAATGCTCTTATGGGTGCCCAACCATTCAATTACACTGATGCTTTAGATGCTTTACCTAATGCCGTCCATGCCTTCGGTGCTCAAGGTTTAGTCAACTCATCGACTTCTTCGGGCTTCTTAAGTGGTAATGCATTCCAAGATCCATTTGCCGATCAAGTATCAGTAAATACTACCAATGGTGGTGGATCAGTTGAATCTGGTGTCTCTGATGCTGGTACATTCGTATTAGCCGAAACCGCTTTAGACATGCACTGCTGGGGTGAAAATCCAGTTGTTGTTGCTAAATTACAACTCAATGGCCAAGACCGCTTCTCGGAACGTGAAGGTACATACTTCGACTTAGTTCAACCCTTCCAACACCACACCCGTGCCCCTGACACCGGTATTAACGTCTACTCTTTTGCCCTCCGCCCTGAAGAACATCAACCCAGTGGCACATGCAATTTCTCCCGCATTGATAACGCCACTTTACAATTAGTCCTCTCCAATGCCACCGTCCAAGGTGTCAGTACCGCCAAAGTACGTGTCTACGCTGTTAACTACAACGTCCTCCGTATTATGTCGGGTATGGGTGGTCTTGCTTACTCGAATTAAGTTAGGTGTTATTTTATATTTTAAATAATATTTTTATAATAAATAATTTAAAAATATTATTAATAATATATGTCTTCGATAAATTATACTAATCGTTGTTATATATGTATGAAATCATTGAATGATTATATGATGCTTCCATATGAAGATGATTATTTTGGTGAAGAAATAAGTATTTTTAAAGATACAATGATTATTAAAAAGATTGAACCATTTAATTTTCTATATTTTACATCTTGTAATAAATGCATAAATGATTATATAAACTTTAAAAGTAAAAAAAATATATTTAATTATTTAAAGAAGAGAGAATTATTAGGAAAATAAATAATGATTATATATATTATAATGAATATATTATATTATATACATTTTTTAATTCCATTAACTATTATTTTTATGCCACTTTTACCTAATAAATATTTAATATATATTTTTCCATATCCAATAATATATTATTTTATTTGGTTAATTTTTGATGGTTGTCCACTTACAAAAGTATCTCAAAAAAATATGAAAGATAAAGAAAATTTCATTTTACCATTATTTAAAAAATATATTAATAAAAATATTACCATTAAACAAACAGATTTAATAATAAATATAATTATGGCATTATCTATTATAATAAGTTCATATAAATTACTTTATAATTGTAAATTTAATTAATAAAAATATTATGTAATACTATATATACTATGCAGGTAAGTTTAATTAAAAGCAGTTTTTATTTTACATATATATTCCTAATTACAACTGGAACAATATGTTTTATTGAAGCATTACGTAATCCTGTTCCTCAAATTCGCCATATTATGAATTTAGAAACATGCATTTCTGTTGTTGCTGGTTATTTTTATGGACTATTTGTTGATAAAATAAATAAAGCAGAAAAAGAAAGACAAGAGTCCGAAGAAAATAAAGATTTAGAACTACCATTAGAGAAAATAAATGATATGCGTTATACAGATTGGGTAATTAGTACGCCATTGATGCTTTTAGTTTTATGTATGGTTTTGGGTTATGAAAATAAAATAACTGTAACATTTTTACCATTTATTGGAATATTAGTATTAAATTTCTTGATGTTAGGTTCAGGATATTTAGGTGAATTAGGCAAATTAACTAGAAATATAGCTAATGCTGTTGGATTTGTTTTCTTCTTTTTAATGTATGGAATAATATGGAAGATTTATATGACTGGTTCAAAAATAACATATCAATCTAAAATAATTTTTTGGTTATTTGTTGGATTATGGTCTATGTATGGTGTATTTTATCAAACAGATAAAATGACAAAAGTATTTGGTTATAATATTTTAGATTTGTTGGCAAAAGCATTTGTCGGTATTTTCTTTTGGTTTTATTTAACAAAATCTATTAAATTTTAGAGTTTATATATTAACTAATAATTATATTATGGAATTAACATTATATAAAATTCTTACCATTTTTTTAATAATAAATAGTATTTATTTTAGTATAAAATATTTATTATAAATAAATATTATAGATCAATTAAATTTTCACATACAACATTTTTAGGATTTAATATATCAGAAATTCTTTCTTGTAATTTAATATTTAATTTTTCTAATGATTCAAATTTAAATTTTAATTTATCTAATTCATCTTTATATTGATATGCTAGTTTTTTTTCTTCGCGTAATTCTTTACATTTATTATCAAATGCTTCTTTTAAATTACTTGAAGATCCAAATTCTTCTTTAAATAATTGATTTGCTGGATATAAACATTTTTTTTTATGCTTTGCTGTATTAAAATGACTTGAAATCATTGAAGAAAATTTTCGCGGATAAAAAGTTGTACCACAACAAATACAACCATTAGGATATTTATTTTGTAAATCTCTAATATTTAAATCTACTTTTTCTGTATTGTTTTCATTAATTTTTGGTTCATAATTTGGGATGATTTCAATAATTGGATTCATAATATTTTAATAAAATATATAAAATATTTACAATATGTTTTTATAAATATTTATTAATTCATAAAAATTTTTCAATTTTATTTTATTATATTATGTTATATTAATATGAAAAATATAGCAAAAAATATAGGAAATAATTTGCATAAATTTATTACTAATTATAGATTTAATAAAATACAAATTTTATTTTTTCTTATGTTTTTATTTTCTCTAATTTATATGCTTTTAGATGATTCACATTTTGAAGGTGTAAATAAATTTAAAGAGTTAGTAAAAGAAGAAGTAATAAAAGATAAAGTTCAAAAAGAAATAAAAGAAAATTTTGAATTATATGAACAGTTAGATATTTATTATAAAGATAATAAAGTTATTGAAGAAAAAGTAATTGATAAAGCAGCAAAAGAAACAGAAAAAGAAGTAAAAAAAGACGAATTGGTAGTAGAAAAAATTGAACCATCATTAACTAATAAATTCATAAATCGCATGTATTTTTCAATAATTACAGGTTGTTTATTAGGTTATGGTGATGTTTATCCTGTATCAAATAGTGCAAAATTATTAACAGGATTACAAGGGCTTTTGACTGTAAGTTTAATTATTTATTAAGGTAGTGGGGAAATTGCCCCACATGTGATTCATTGACACATATTAAATATTATATAATAAAATTTTAAAAATATTATATAATATGCCTATTTATGAAGACAATAATCCATATAAATGTTGGATTTGTCTAGATAATATTGATGATTATATGATGTTACTATATGAAGATGAATATTTTGGCGAAACACATAATATATTTAAAAATACATTTATAATAAAAAATATTGAAAACCCATTAAATAGTGATTTAGTTAGTTATAGTTTTTTATATTTTACTTGCTGTAATAATTGTATAAATAATTATTTAAAATATTATGGAAGATTTTATTAAAAAATTAAAAATAGAGAGATTGCTGGTAAAATGTAAAAAAAATATAAAAAAATTATAAATTTTTATGAACTATATCACAATAATATAATGTATAATTTGGTTTCATATTTTTTTTATTATTTTTTCTAGTAAATTTTTTATCAATATTATTATTTAAATTATTAGCTTTATGATTTAATTTATTTAATGTATATTTAATATTAAATTTATTTCCTTTTTTCCAAAATTTATCTAATTGGTCAATCCAAATACCATTATTATATGTATTTTCTAAAAACACATTAGGTAAGAAAAATGCTTTATATTTAATACCATGATATCCTCTTATAAATTTTTTATTATTAGTTTTATATAAATATGTAATTGTATAATTAGTAATAGGTATTTCAATATTTAATCCACCGGTTAATCTACTGGATGTACTTGCTAAATATACTACTTTTTTTATCAAATTATTTTCAATAGTGATATTATATTTTTTATTTTTGTTAAACCATTCACCTAAACATTCGCGTTGTTGCATATTTGCATCATATGCTGTAATAAATATACCATTTGGCATTTTTAAATTTTCTATATTTTGTTGTTTTTTAATAAAAAATGATAAATAACCAACTCCTTTTAAACCAGGACTTCGTGTACGACCAATCCAGTGTAAATTATAATTATTGGGAATTATATTATACATAATTTCAAATGTTTTTTTTGTATCTACTACATTCAAACATTCCAAATTATTATCAAATTTTCTATACATTAAAGCATTACTAGCACAATTTTCTTTTTTAATAGCATCATTTAATGGTAAAAAATGTGAAAAATCAGCACTAATAATTAATAATGTATTTTTATCTATTGTTGGAATAGTTTTATTTAATTTTATATAATCTCTAATATTTACACCGTTAATGTTTTTATTATCATAATTCCAAATATTTTTACATACATAATTTAATGTTTTCATTAAAACATAATATTCATGATAATATTTTTCATTTTGATTAATAATTATATTTTCTGAATTATTTGCTGGATAATAAAAAATGGTTATTTTATTAAAATAATTATTAGGTATAAATTGTAATGTATGACTTAATATATTACCTGTATATAAAGTTCCGGCATGTGGTAACACATATCCTTTAATATTTTTACTAAAAGGGTCTTTAATAGTTCTCATTATTTTTATATGATTTTCATTAAACCAATTCATTAATATAAAATAATATATTATTTAGTAGAATAATGATAAAAATAATATATACTATATTAAAATTATGAATGATTTCTCAAATATATCTATAGAAAAAGTAGATTATAAGAGAGAAAGAAAATACAATGCTGTTAAGTTGCCATGTGAATTAAAACAAGAGGAAATACCAAAATATGTATCATATTATAAAGAATGTTATAATGTGCAAAAGAAATTATATAGGGAGTTTTTTAAAATAGAAAAACACCCTAAAATGATAAAAAATAAAGTATATGTATCTTCAAAATCAAATAAAATAAATATTTTAGAAAAATTAGAAGAAATTAAAAAAATTTTAAAAAAATTAAATGAAAGTGGAGAGAATGAAGAAAATAATAAAAATAATAATGAAAAAAAAGAATTAAACGAACAAGAAAATACCGAAGAAAATAATAAAACAATATTACCAAAATATATTTCTCTCAAACCTCATGAAAAAGATTCAAATAAATATTATTTAATTTATGATAAAAAAACAAATGAATATAGAAATACTTATAAATGTATATGTAATAAATCAATAGATTTAAAAATAAATCTAGATAAATTTATAGAAAAATTAGATGAAAAATTTATTAGTAAAACAAAAGCGGAGATTATGTGAAGATTTAATTAATTATATATGCTTTCTCTCTAATATAGAATGTCATATTTGTAAAAATAATAAAAATATTTATAATTTTTATAAAAAACAAAATAAATTTTATTATTGTTCGAGAGAATGTTATGAATTTATTTAATATTTTGAATAATCTCTCCCATTTATTTCAATAATAAATTCATCATTACAAATATCAGGTTTTTTAAATGTTGATTTACTAAATTTTTTTTTAAAAGTCTCTATAGTGTTTTCATTTATTAATGGTGATTCTTGAAGTAATCTCTCATATTCTTTAAATGCCCAATTTACAAAATCATTTACTGGACTACGAGATTCTTTTTTTAATGCTAATTGTAATTTTATTGTTCTATAAAAATTTGAATATTGTCTTGAAATTAATTTATGATCGCTTGCTCTTTCATCTGCATTATAAAATTGTTTAATTGATTGTAATAAACTAGATAATAATCCAACTGTTCCAACACCATACATAATATAAATATAATATGGAGAACTTGTAGTTGATAATGATAATGAAGATGATATTGTAGTAATAATTATACTGATTATTGAAAAAAAATTACTTTTATTTCTCCAATATTTACGATCATTATGATGTAGAAGAGATAAACATGCTGATTTTTCACCCCAATCTCTCAATAAATTTTCTAATTCTTCATCCCATTCTTTAATATTTATTTTGTATAAATTATTTTTTATTTTATCATTTTTATTTTCTAATAATGGTTTTTCTAAATTTACCTTATTATCGTTATAATCCATATATTTTATATTAAAAAATAAAAATAAATAAAATAAATAAAATAAATAAAATAAATAAATAATTTATAATTTATAATTTTGTCAAAGTTTTTGGTTTAATACAAAAATTATTATCACGATTAGCCATATCTATTTTTTTTATTAATACATCATGATTACAATTTGGAATATTAACATGACACCATCTTCCTAAAACAGGACTTTTTTCAGTATTAAATTTATTAATAATATTAATAACATTTGTATATGATAAAATTTTAGAAATATTATTATATCTAATATAATTAATAATTTTATACATTTTATAAATTTATTAATTATATTTTAAAAATAATTTTAATTCAATTTTAAATAATTTAAAAATTTATCCACTACACATTAAACAACCTTCATCTTTTTTTATTTCTTCTTCTAATTCATCTCTTGAATCTCGTTTTTTCTTTTCTGGTTCAATTGTAAATTGTTGTGCTTGATGTTTGGCTTTGCGTCTTAAATAATAAATTCCTGTTTTAAGACCGGATTTCCAACTATAAAAATGCATGTTTGTTAATGCTTTTGGATCCGGATCTTCCATCCATAAATTTAAACTTTGTGATTGGCATATATATGCTCCTCTATCACGTGACATATCAATTAAGTCTTTCATTTTTAATTCCCAAACTGTCTTATATTTTTCTTTAATTTTTTCATCTAATTTATCAATAAACTGAACACTTCCTTTGTTTGCAATAATATTATTTTTAAGATCTTCATTCCATAAACCTAATTCTAATAATTCTTCTACTAAATATTTATTTACTAATACAAATTCTCCTGCTAATGTTCTGCGACTATAAATATTACTTGTAATTGGTTCAAAACATTCATTATTACCTAAAATCTGACTTGTACTTGCAGTTGGCATAGGTGCACATAAAAGACTATTACGACATCCATATTTTATAATATTATCTTTTAATTTTTGCCAATTATATCTTTCGCTACATGGTTTAATATTCCACATATCAAATTGTAGAATACCGTCACTTAAAGGAGATCCTTTAAATGAACTATATGCACCAATAATATTATTTTCTAAATTATCTATTTCTGATTTAATTGGTTTATAATAGTCTAAAAGTTTTGAAATTTTTTCATCAGTATTTTTTGCATTTGTAAATGATGCTTCACTATTATTATATATATTATATGATCTACATTCATCATCATCATTTATAAAACTCCAATTATTTAATTTATATTGCTCTTGTAAATAAAACATATTTTCTTGGCGTTCTTTACTTATTTCACAACTTTTTGTTAATGCTGCAAAATAAATAGTTTCAAAAATTTCTTTATTTAATTTTTTTCCTTCATCGCTTGTAAATGCTATATTCATTTTAAAATATGTATCCGCCAATCCTTGAACACCGATTCCAATTGGTCGATGTTTAAAATTTGAACGTCTTGTTTTATTTGTCGGATAAAAATTAATGTCAATAATATTATTTAGATTAGTTACAAGAATTTTTGTCACTTCTTCTAATTTATCAAAATCAAATGTTTTATCTTCTTTGACAAACATCGGTAAACCAATAGATGCTAAATTACATACTGCTGTTTCTTTATCATCTGAATATTCAATTATTTCTGTACATAAATTACTACTCTTAATAGTACCTAGATTTTTTTGATTTGATTTATTATTAGCAGCATCTTTATATAATAAATATGGAGTACCTGTTTCCATTTGTGAATCTAAAATTTTAATCCATAAATCACGTGCATTTATTTGTTTATTGTAAAGTTCTTCTGATTCATATTTTAAATATAATTTTCTATAATCTTCACCATAACAATCACTTAAACCAGGACATTTATCAGGACAAAATAAAGACCATGTTTTATTACCAATAACACGTTCCATAAAAACATCACTTAACCATAAACCATAAAAAAGATCTCGACATTTTGATTCTTCATCTCCATGATTATTTTTTAGTTCTAGAAAATCTTCAATATCTGGATGATGTGGTTCTAAATAAATAGCGAAACTACCATTACGTTTTCCTCCTTGATCGACATAACGTGCTGTTTTATTAAAAACACCTAACATAGGAATTAACCCATTAGAAACACCATTAGTACCTCGTATATGTGACCCAGATGAACGAATATTATGTACATGTAATCCAATTCCACCAGACCATTTTGAAATTTGTGCACATTCTTTAACAGTATTAAAAATACCATCAATAGAATCACTTTCCATACCAATTAAATAACACGAACTTAATTGTGGACGAGGAGTTCCTGCATTAAAAAGTGTAGGTGTTGCATGAATAAAATATTTTTGACTCATAAAATCATAAGTTTCTTTTACCTTTTCCATATTAGAACCATGAATAGTAATAGAAACACGCATCCACATATGCTGAGGTCGTTCTACAATTTGAGAATTACATTTCATTAAATATGCTCTTTCCAATGTTTTAAATCCAAAATAATCAAATAAAAAATCACGTTCATAATCAATCATTGATTCAATTACATCTTTATTTTCTTCAACTATTTTCATAATATTTTCGTGAATTAATTTATATCCATTATTATTAACATCTACAAAATTATATAATTTACAAATTGTTTCATAGAATGATGAATTTGTATTTTTTTGTAAATTTGAAATAGTAATTGCACTGGCTAATTTACTATAATCGGGGTGTGTTGATGTCATGGATGCACATTGTTGTGCAGTTAATTCATCAATTTTTGTTGTTTCAATATTATCATATAATTGATCAATTACTTTCATTGTAAGTTGAGCATAAATAATATTTTGTAAATTAAAATATTTTCCAACTGCTTTAATTCTTTTTAAAATTTTATCAAAAGAAATAATTTCTTTTTTACCATTTCTTTTAATAACATGCATATCTATAGCACTAGATTTATTATTTTTCATTTTTACTAATTTATTTATAATTTCTAAATAATTATATTGAATAAATTTTAAATAATTTTAAAATATATTTAAAATTTTTGTAAACATTTAAACAATTATTAATAAAATATTAAACCAGATATTAAATCAAATATAAACCAAATATAAACCAAATATAAACCAAATATAAACCAAATATAAACCAAATATAAACCAAATATAAACCAAATATAAATAAAATATAAATAAAATATAAATAAAATATAAATCAAATATTTAAATAAATAATATTATATTAATTAAAATAAATATTATTTATAATACATAAATGTGTTTTCGTAAAAAAAAAATAAATAAAAATGTCTTTATTTTTATTTTAGATATATTATTATTTCCTTGTATTTATACAAAAAATTATATAAATAAAAGAAATTATTTAAAAAAAGAAGGGCATATTGTAGACAAGCCTAAAGATTATAGTCCATCAAAATATGGATATATAAAAAGTCATGGTATGTTTGATGTAGGTACTTATTATAAATATAGTAAAACTTGGGATAAAATTTAATTAGAAAAACTGTCATATTTTGATTTTTTTGTACTGATTTTTTTAACTTTATTTGATTTTTTTCCATAATTTGTTTTTTTTGTTTTTGGATTATTTTTTGTTGATAAATTACCAGTACTATTAGAATTAGAATTAGAATTACTATTTGAAGGTTTATATGATTTATCACTAGAAAAATAACTTTTTTTTGATTCGCTAGATGATTTTGTTTCATTACTATGCGATTTTTCTTCTTTTAATTTAACATATTTTAAATGAGCACATTTTTGGTATATCATGTATTCTTGTATTAAAGATTTTTTTAATTTTCTAATTTTTTCTTTCATGTCATTTGATTGATTTTTACCAAATTCTTTTTCTTCTTTTAATTCTTTTAATTGATCTTGTAATTCATTTATTTCATCTACTAATTCTTTTATTTCTTCAGATAAATCTTCATATTCCTGTTTTAATTCTTCCATGCAAGTTTTTCTTTCTTCTTTTTGATTTTTTGCATCAGGATATCTTTCATTGCATGTATTTTTTGCATTTACTTTTGATTCTTTAAATATTTCTCTTTTTTCTTTTAAATCTGATTTAATTTTTTTTATTTCTTCTTGTAAATTTTTTATTTTTTCAAGTACTTTAATATCTGTTTTTTCTAATTGTTTTTTCAAATATATTATATCTCTCAATTTTTCTTCAGTAATATTTGTCATTAATACAGGTACATTTATCATAATTGGTTGTGCAAATTGTGTAGGATCTTTTTCACGATTTAAATAACTAATATATCCAGATAATTTATTTGCTAAATTTTTAACACCATTTTGACTTAATATATTTTCATTTGTCATGTATTGTTTTTTAAATTCTTCTTTATTTGTTGTTATTTTTTCAGATTCATTTGTCATAAAAAGATTTGTTAAAGAAAATAATTCTAAGGGACTATCTGTAAATGGAGTAGCAGTCATAATTAATAATTTACAAGATTCAGCACCTGATTTTTTATAACTATTCATTATTAATTTTTCCATAATATTAGTGTCTGGTCTCTCAATTGCTTTTAAATCTCCTCCATATAATTTGTGTGCTTCATCAATAATAATAAGTGTTTTTTTTAATATATCTTCTGTACCATTTCTTTGTTTTAAAATTTCATATATTTTATTTTTTCCAAGTAATAAGTTACTAAATTGTTTATATGACATTGGCTCTAACCATCTATCACTTAATAATTTTTTACGATCATTTAGTTTTTCAGGTAATGTCATTCCTAGTTTTACTTCTTCTTTTAATGTACTATGACAAATTTGATCAAATATATTTTTCCACACATCACTTTTAAGTGTTGTTCTTGTTACCCATAAAATATTATAACCTTGTCTTTCAAAACTAGATGAAGCAGTTGCAACACCTGTACATGTTTTACCAGTTCCAACAGAATGCCATAATAATAATCCTTTATATGGTGATTCTGGGCAGAAAAAATGACTAACAAAATTTTGAGTTGGATTTAAATCAACTTCATGTGCTTCTTTGGGTTTATCTCCTGGTTTTGGCACACATTTATTTTCAATTACAAGAGGATCCCAAATAAATTGTTTACTATTATATAAAGTTTTTATAAAATCACGCATCGCATTAAAACTTAATTTGGTATTTGGAACAAACGAATTTGATCTTGGTGTTTTTATTGGTGTTTTTTTTCCTTCATATTCTACTCCATCATAATCTTTATTTATAGAATCATCATTACCTGGTTCTAATTCTAAATCATCTAAATCATTTTTTGTATTATTTTTTTCAAATGCTTGTGGTACATATGCATATCTTAAACTCCACTCATAATTTAATTGTTGACAATATTGTGGAATTGAGTACATATAATTACATAAAGCTTTACGTTGATTTGTTTTTGGTAAATATTTATTTGGATGACCATATTTTTTATATACTCTTTTCATAAAATCTAAACTCACTGGCACATCATTACTTGTTCTATTTCCGCATTTACCTTTACAATTTATAAAATCTATATTATAATATTTTGATTTTTTATTTATTTTTTTAAATACATCTTTTTGTTTTCCACCACCGCCTTTTAAATAAAAATCTTTTTCCATAAATTCCTTATTTAAATCTTCAACATTATGTAAATTTTTTGTTAAACTGTAATCAGTTGATAAAGATGGAGCAAGTTCAAATAATTGTTGGCTTAAATTATTCATCGCTTTGTCAAAATTACTATATAACATTGTAGCATCATTTACTTTTTCTATATTTTTAAATATAAATACATCTTCATCTTTTTCATCTTTCTCTGGGTTTTCAATATTATATGTTAAAAATTTACTAGCAGCCATAGTTTCTTGAGTAATATCTGGTGCTGTTAAGTAATAATTATATACATATAAAGGCCATCCAACGCCTTCTTGAAATTCTAATCCTTTTTGTCCACATGTTCTTGTAGCACGACCTACTGTTTGTTTCAAATCAGCAATAGTCATTGATGGTTCAAAAATATGAACATATTTAACATCAAATAAATCTATACCTTCTTTAAAACCACTATCAAAAATAATAAATCTTAATTTTTTTCCATTTATATTCTCGGGTCGAGAGTTAAATAATTTTAATAATTCTTTTTTTAATTTTTCATTAAAATTTGAGTTATAAATACTATTTGAACATAATAATCCAAAATTGTTTTCATTGTTTGGAGCATCTATATATAGTTTTAATTTTTGAACTCCTTCGACCTTTTTTGCTTTAATCACATTATTGTAAGAAAATGATTGAAAAGCTGATGCTAGTATTTTTGCACCATATCCACCTTCTTTAACATCTGAGAAAATAAAATGTTTAAATTTTTTACCATGATTTTGCTGGTCTAATTCATCTAATTTTGCAATATTATTCATTAATTGTATAATTTTTGGAGAAGCTTCTGCTAAATCTTGTTTTAATTTATCAGGATCAAAAACTTTTGTTTTATCAAATTTATGATAATTCACAATTTTTCCAAAATTTGCTGTTTTACGCATACAACTAAAAATTTTACCACGATTTTTTTTTGTTACTTTTATTTTTGAACCTTCAATATTGCAAAATTTTTCATCCTTCATACATTCTCTTAAAATAGGTAATTCATTTTTATATATATCTTCTGTAATACTTGGATCTTTATTTGGGTGATCCTTTTTATCTGGATGATTTGCTATAATCCATTGTTTAACTTCTTCTTTTGTATTTAAATTATATTTGCACATTAAATCTTTACAATTTGACATTTAAATTAACTTAATATATATATATATTTTTTATATATATTAAAATTTATAATAATGAAAAAAAAAATATTTATAATAATGAAATAAAATTATTTATAATAAATTCATGTTCGCTATTTGTTATTTTATCATGATCTAAGTTATTAATTATAATATGTTTTATATTATATTTTTTCTTTTTTAATAATTTAAATGTTTTTTTTTGAAATTTAATATTATAAATATAATCATTATTTCCACTAAAAATAAAAATTGGAGTATTTTTATTATTTTTTAATTTTATATATTTATCCATATAAATAGATTTAATACAAAACAAACCGCCTATATTTCTTGGTAATTTATTTAAAACATTAAATAATAATGTTCCTCCTTGAGAAATACCTATAATAAAAATTTTTTTATAATTATTTAATAAAAATGCTTCATTATTAATAATTTCTGTTATTCTATTTGTCTGATTTTTAAAATCATCATAATTAATTATATCTACTTTTGATATATTATTATAACATGTATAATAATTATACCAAGAAGGAATATTATATAAATTATTATTTGGATAATCTATATTCATTAATGGTGCCTCTGGAAAAATAAATTTAATATTTTCAAAAATATTGAATCCAGAAAAATAATTTATAAATTCATCAAAATATTCAGAATTACAACACATTGGATGTAACATTAAAAATGTAAAACAATGTTTTTTTTTTGCATTTAATATATTACAATTTTTATACATTATTATAGTTTAAATATATATCTTTTTAATTTAATTTAATTAAATTTAAATATTATTATAATATATAATAATATATAATAATATATAATAATATATAATAATATATAATAAAATATATATTTTAACTGTTTCTCAATTATATTAAATTTTATATATGGAATAATAAGAAATTATAATTATAATTATAATTAAAAAATTGATATCTTTATAAAATATTCAAAATAATTATAAATTAAATATTTTATAATTATTTAATGAATAATTCAAAAATATATAGATGTAAATGTAAAAATTTGACAAACAATAATATTTGTAAAAATAAAACAAAAAATCCTTTTTATATAAATAATAAACCAACGTGTCATTTTCACTATTCCTATTATAGAACAAAATATGCTTTGATTATTCAAAAATATTATAAAGGTTATAAACAAAGAAAACTATTAAACATTGTATATAAAAGATTACCTGATGATATTCAAAGAAAAATAGTAAAAATTATAAGGGAAAAATATTATTATAATAATTATATTAAATTAATTGGGAATATTATAGAAAAAAAAATAGATAATACTTTAATAATTATTGAAAATAAATTAAATATTATTAATACAACTAATCCCGATTTAATGGAAGAATTATATAATTATTTTAATTATAATTCTCAAAATCTTTATAAAAATATAAAACTTTATTCAAATTATTATTATTATTTAAAAGAAAAAGATGAATTACGAGAAAAATACTCTAATTTTATGACAAAATTATACTTTAAAATTATTAACTTGGAAAATAGTAATTATCAGAGATTTTACTATTTGTTAAATACTATTTATAATAAAATAGAAAATTATTTTAATCCAGAAATTTTTATATCAAGTGAAGCATAGATTATAATTTTAAATTTATTTATTTTTAATAAAATTAAATACTTTGTTCATAATTTCATCATAAAAATTATTTTTTATAAATTGACTAGTATTTGTTTCTTCATTACCATTAATTAACAAAATATTTCCTTCTTCTAATTTATCAGAATTATTTAACCAACAATCATGATAATGATGACAATCTTTTAAATATTGTAATGGAATATTTTCTCCCGACCTTTTTCTTTTTTTAACACGCATATCACATATTTCTGGATTAGTTCTAATATAAACAGTTTTAATATCTTTTATACTATCTGCAAATTCATCAAACCATTTTAAATAAATCTGATATTCAATAGAATCCATTTTTTTAGAATCATAAAGCATTTTTGCAAAAATATTTTTATCTGTATAAATAGAACGTTCTGTAAAAATTATATCATAATCTTTTTTTAAAGCTTCTTTAAATAATGATAAACGACTAATATATGCCATCATTTGAAAAGCAAAACTATAACGTTCATTATTTTCATAGAACTTTTCAATTGCATTTTTACCATTTTCATCTCTTATAGATTCCCAAATATTTACTGGTTCTTGTAAAAAACATATATTGTAATTATAAGTTTTCATATTACAAAATTTTGCAAAATTTTGTTCAAAATAACGAACAACAGTTGACTTTCCAGATCCAATATTTCCATCAAAGGAAATAATAATTGGAGGCATATTATATATTTATTTAATAATAGTTTAATTATACAATAATAACTAAAATATCAATTTTTTTAAAATATTTTATTTAAATTATTTAAAGAAATATTAGTAATATATATTAATAGAATTTAATATTTTACTTATGCATTTTGCAAACAAAAAGTAGAAATTAATATTCTATTTTTTTCATGTACTGATGCCCGAGTGGTCTAAGGGGTACGACTCAAGTTCGTATGGCGTAAGCCTCGTGGGTTCAAATCCCACTCAGTACAATTATAGTAAAAAAAATTACTATAATTGTATATTTTTATTATTTTATTATTAATAAATGAAATTATTTAATATGAAGTTTTAGATTGACGAGTTATAGGTGGTGGTTCTAATCTTCTGCGTGTTGATGGAGGACTTTGAACACCATAAGAATCATTTCTTTCTGCTTGAGTAAAAGAAGTATTTACTCCACTACGTTGTCTATTTGCAACATTTGCAGCACTACGATATGCACCCATTGAATTTTGCGATGTTTCTGTATAATTAAGAGCATGATCAAGACAAATTCCCATTTTAGATGCTTCTAAAATAGCATCTTGGTTTGCTGCTAAATATATAATTTCAATACCATAATCTTCTTCTGCTGATTTAATTAATTTTTTAAGAGTCTCTGCATTAAATTTTTTACTACAATTTTCTAGTCCATCTGTTACAACATAGATCAGACATTTATTATAACATGAAGGATTTTTGAGTTTTTTTTCTATAAAATAGGTGAGACTATTACCAATCGCATCATATAATGCTGTTTGACCTCGTGGTTGATATTGATATCTTTCAATTGGTCTCACATTTTTAATATCCAATGATCTAATTAAAAGTTTTTCTTCATTATCAAATAATTTTATAGATACATTAACTTTATCATTTTCTTCTAACCCATTTTTTAAAACTTCAAATGTAGTATTAATACCACCAATAGTATCTTCTTCTTTACCACTCATTGAACCAGAACGATCAATAATAGCAACTACTTCTTGAATATTCATAATAGTATTCATTAATATTATTTTTATTTATTATTTTCTTTTAAAAAATATTTATATCAATTTTTAAAATAATTTATTAATTTTTTATTTTTTTTTATATTTTAAAAATGTATAAAAATGCCGAGTGTTATACACAATTTTAATAATGATTCAAAAAGTTGGAAAATACATGCATACAATTTACAATCTATTAGTGGTGATCATTTAAATTTAAGTGCGTCAAATAATAAAAACATTTATTTAAATGTTTCTGGTGGTTTAGTAAATACTAGTTATTTAGATGTATCAAATAATTTAAGGGTTTATGGTAATTCTGTATTTGCTAGTGATTTACATAC